CTTCACGCCGACGCGCTGCGTCTCTTCGTTGTTCAGCTGATAGATCGTGCGGCCAAGCTCACGCCGGTCAAGCTGGAAGATAACCGTCATTTGTCTGCTTCCCGCTACGCCGGTCTCGGTCATGGCCTGTTTGAATGCCTGCACCATCGTGGAAAGCGGCGTCTCGATGTTCGTCCCGCTCTTCTGGTCGCCGAGGACGGCCATGAATTCCCGGTTCGGCGGGATGACCGCGCCGGAGGCGAGACGAGGGAGCTGGACGCGCGACACTGGCGGAATGTTGATTCCAATGGTTTTCCCGCCAATCAGCGGTACACCATCCGGAATCTCGAAATGAATTTTATTCAGCGCCGAAAGCAGTAGGTTGATGCCGTCGATGATGAAGTTAATTCCGCCCTCTATTGTGCCGATTACGAGATTCCAGACGCCTTTCAGAATGTCAAGGACGCCGTTCCACGCTTTCTTCCAATCTCCGGTGAATACGCCGGTCAGGAAGGTGATCAGGCCTTTCAGAATTTTTTTCCACGCCTCGTACTGATCGGAAAACTTTTTCCCAATTGTCTCAAATATTGCGGCGAGTGCCGGATTTTTTTGCTTTAACCAATCGACAAACGCGCTCCATGCGTCCCTGATGGAATTTACGACGGCGTTCCACGTCTGTTTCAGCCCGCTCCATATCTGCTTTGCGCCCTCTAACGCTAGATTCATGTCGCCGGTAAAGATGCCCTTGAAAAACTTTCCGAATCCGGACACAACATCTTTCAGGCCGTTGATCAGCTCCTCGCCATGCCCTGTAAAAGAGACAAGTGCGACAAGGATCGATGCAATTGCGGCGATCAGCAGCGGAATCCAGCTGCCCGTAAGGATGCTGATCCCGATACCGGCGGCAAGCAGTCCGGCGATGATGGTCAGAGTGTTTTCCAGCGTAAATCCGTTTTCGATCACATCTTTGATCCCGACGACTAACATCGCAAGGCCACCTACCACTAGGGCGATTGCCGCAGCGGTCGGCCCAAACGCAAGGGCGAGTCCACCCGCAAGCGCCGCAAGACCGCCGAGCATACCGAGGAAGTTTGTCATGTCGATTCCGTTGTTCCATGCGTCCAGCCAGAAATAGACGAGCGCGAACGCGCCAGCCGCAGCGAGCGCGATGCCGCCGATCTTGCCGAGGTCGTCGGTAAACATACTGGCGATCTTCCACGCAAGGAGCCCTGCGGCGATTGCCCCGACAATGCCAAGAATGTCGTTCAGTTTGTCTTCTGCAAGATCCAGATTGGAGAAATCCGGCGTGATCCCGCTTGAAGCGCCTGCTCCGCTCGTCCCGCCGCCGGGCGCCTGATTGCTGGTGATCTGATTGATCTCATCAAAGCTTGCCATGCTCTTGCTCGCGTCTTCTGCGGCAGCGCCCACCCCTTCAAGGGCTTCTTTTTCCGCATTCAGCCCTTTTGCCGCCGCGACCTGCGCGCCCCAGCTCTTGCCGGACAGCATGCCGAAGAACTTTGCGATAGCTGTAACAACCTGCGCCAGAATGTCCACAAGCTTCACAAAAACGGGGATCACGACTTGAAGAATCGGCTGCGCGAGTGTCAAAAGGGCGGCTTTCAGTCGCGCAATAGATGTGCGGGCGGCTTCGTTTTGCATGATTGTCTCGCCGAGCCAGCTACGCAGCTGCGAAAGGCCACGGGACAGGACGGTAAAGATCAGCGCGCTCCTTAGTACCCCGCTTAATCTTCTTCCGAATTTGTTCATGCTCTTTTCGACGCTCGCCGATACCTCCGCCATTTTAGCCGAGGCCCCGCTTGCATTTGTGATCTGCTGCACCAGCTCTCCGGCTTTAGTCTTTGCAGCGTCAAGCGCAGCGGTCTGGTTTATCACCTTGTCGGTGATCTTTGCATATTGACTCCCGAGCTTTTCCGCCGTTTTGTTTTGCTGCACCAGCAGCTGTTCCTGCTCTTTGATCTGCGCAGCAACCTCCGCCTGTCGAGAATAAGCGTCTATGTACTCAGCTGGATTAGCCGAAGCGTTTCCGGACGTGATGCCCTTTAGGCGGTCAGCCTCCGAGCGGAGCGATTTCAGCGCGTCTTCCGTCTGCTTTGCGGACTGAAGCGCAGCGTCCAGCTCCTTTTTAAGCCCGCTCTGCGTTCCGGTATCCTCATTCAGCTTTGCTTCCATCTTGTCGATTTTCGCGGACAGCGTATCAAGCTCCTTCTGCGCCTTTTTTGCGTCCGCGTCGACGGTGACCACAATTTTCCCATCTGCCATATTTTCACCACCTTTTCGGTTGATTTTTGTTATTATTTGTGTTATCTTCCAAGTAAGGAGGGAAGAAATATGAGTGATTGCATTATCCAAATCAGCCGGGACAATTCTTTTTACGGTTCTGGCCTGACCGTCGGCGTTGCATTGGATGGCTGTGATGTCGGCACGCTGAAAAACGGTGAAGAACTTCGAGCCGTGGCCGCTCCGGGCCAGCACGAACTTTCTTTTTACCGGTATCGCCGTCTGGATAAAACCATATCCTTTACCATTGCCGAAGGGCAACAGAATGCGTTTTTACCATCAAAATTAACGCCTCGAACCGCGTTGACGTTGTTGGCGGGCTAAAAACCAAAAAGCAGGCGAAACGCCCCAGCGGCTGCCTGACGGATTTGATCGTATTCCTCTGTCTTTTCGTCTTTATTGGCGCGGCCTTTGCTTCCTGCGGATCGTCCTCCAAGCCGGAAAAGGTCGGAACCTCAGTTTCTTCTTCGCAGCAGCCGCCGCAGCAATCCGATTCCGGGCCTGAAACATTTGGCGTTGGGGACCAGGTCGTTCTAGACGGCGTGGCGGTCACGTTGCTCAGTGTTACCGAGAATTCCGGCCAAAATTACGTCTCGCCGGATGATGGAAAGGTCTTTGTCCTGTGCGAATTCGAGATCGAAAACAATTCATCCCGCGATATTGCGTCCAGCACCATGCTTTCATTCGAAAGCTACATTGATGGCTATACAACCAGCCTCAGCCTCACCGCCATGATGAGTTCCGACGAGCCGCAGCTTGACGGCACGATTGCCGCCGGGAAGAAAATGAAAGGTGTCGTCGGATATGAAGCGCCGCAGGATTGGAGTGAGATCGAGATTCGATTCTCTCCAAGCTTCTGGGGTAGCGAAATCATTTTCGAGTATGAAAAATTAGTTTTTCCTGCTGCCGCCCCTTAACCGGGGCGGCTGTTTTTTGCCCCGACGCCCCATGCGGCAAGCAGGTCGGCTTCGGCCTCCGAGTATGTTGTCTTCAGATCGACGATATCCCGGTTGCGCCGGTAGAAATCCCTCTCCTGTTTGTCGAGGCTCTTCCCTCTGGCCTTTTTATCGCGGATAGAAACCACCTGTGCATACAGGCAATCTCCGATTTCTTGATAGTACGATAGAAACGAATACCAATGCAGGTATTCCAGCGCCCTGACCTCGCAGCCCGCGATTCGGTTGATGGGCGCAATATAGAGGTCGAAGTCCTGCGCCCATGACATGATTTCTGGCTGTTTTCTCTTTTCCCGATTCTCCTGCCCGTGGTCTATGAAACGGAAGCACTGGTTCAGGGCTTCCTGATAGTCGCTGGCGGGCATTTCTTCGAAGCCTGGATAGAAGATGGTCAGCGCCGCTTCCGCCTTATCCTGCTCGTCCAGTTCCCTGTCTGTCAGGGCTACGAGGATATCGAGGATTGCGCGGTAATCAGATTGGATCGGATACGTTGTGCCGTTCACGTCGACCGTGGTCGGCAGCGCCCAGATCACTTTTTCCATTTTGCTGTGTATTTTGCAATCCTCGGGTTGGTCTTCTTCTGCTCTGCCGCGAAGCTCGTGTCGATCTGATCGATCACGGCCAGCATGAGGTTGCACCATACTGGCAGGCCGTCGGCCAGCGCGTAGACGTTCATAGTGCCGAACAGGTCTGCGCAGACAGGCTTGGCAAACAGACCGTCGATCATGTCCCGCATTTCCGCGTCGCGGCGGCGGGCAATGGCGAAAATCTCCTTCTTGTCCGCGCAGTGGTCGACTTCGGCCTTATACGCCTCCTGCTTCCTGTCCAGCTCGTCAAAGGTGTTGAAGATCTGTTCGACAAATGCGCTGTCGGTCGGGTTGAAGGAGACTTCCGCCGCGTCGTTCAGCTTGAACGATACGATACCGGTTTCAAATTTGATTTCAGGCATTTATGCAGCCTCCTTAATCCGAATCCGGCGTGAACGTGATGGTTCCATCCGAACCGCGCGCTGCGGTTCCTGTTGTCCTGTTTCCGCCGTATGTCACTTCAATGTCCGAAGCAAGAACGCCGCCGCCCTCGCCTCCGTCTGTCGTGACGAGCACCGCGCAGGCGTCATACTGCTCTGCAAACGACTTCCCTGCGGAGTCCTGCAGGTATGTGTGGATGATCAGGCATTTCTGATTTACCAGAGCGGCATGGTCCTTCTCCACGACTGCAAGATTGAGCAGATGGTTCATCACGTCGTCACCGCCTACAATCTCACTGCCGGAAAAGCTCTGTGTCATTTCTGGTGTCTGTGCGTTCGTGTACACGTGCCCCAGAATGTCCTTCTTCGTTTCCTGCCCCCAATCGTAGTTGATGGAGCTCTCCGTCACCTTGACGCCCATCGCCGACCACTTCGATGTGGTGCTGTCGCTGGTGTCCAGAGCGGTAATCAGCATTTCGCGGACTGCGCTCTCGCCGTTTTTTGCCGCGATTGTGTATTTATTTGCCATAGTTAAATCACCTCATATGTCAGTTTCATTAGAATTTGATGATCCTCTGTGCCGTCCTCATACCGGGCGAACAGGGCCGAGCGGCTGACGGCTTCCATGCGCCGGACGCGCATCCCGTCGCCCAAATCCGGCGGGTTCTGCATGGCCCAATCCCCGAAGCGGTTCAGCATGGCATCGCATTTCAGGCGCTTGTCGTTGCTGTTTCCTGGCTTGATGCGGGCGATGATCTTGAATTGATATTCCGCCTCGTGCCCTCCGAGGATGAATTTTCGTGTGATGTACGCGCCCTGAATGGTGGACAGGGCCATACTCGCCGAGTCGGCGGCGAGGAATTCATAATTAATCGTCGCGGCTGGCATATCGTCGTCCGAGAAGGAATTTGCCCAGATCATCATCTTTCGGGAGATATCCTGTTCTTCCTCCGCAGATACCAGCCTTTTTTGCTTTTCAGAGTCCATTCTTCACCGCCTTGTCCGCTACACGAATCCATTTATCAAGATTTTCAGCCTTTGACGCCTCGAACCAATGCGATTGCGCCTGATTGTGTCCTGACGTGTTGAACACAAGATTTTTGTCGGTCAGTACCTTTGTCCCGCCTTTCGGCGCGTAGGTGCTTCCGGTCTCCGGGTCTACCATGACTTTCCCGTAGTACAGGAACCTTGCGTATGGGCCGGGATAGATAATCGCATTCCCTTCCACCTGTGTTCTGCGGTCGAGGGAACCGGTCAAGAATGGCACATACGGGGCTGTGTCCTTTCTTGCCTGAAGTGTGACAATATGCTCCGCTTTGGTACACGCCTGTGCGATTGCCTCATGCAATTCATCAAAGCCGTCTGCCTTTACGCTGAATTTCAGCATATTAGGCCCCTCCGACTTCGAAGTGTCTCATGTCCTGGCTTCCGAAGTCCTTCATATCGACCTTTGTGACCTTGTAAACGTCGTCATAGAGCATTTCAAGCATCTGCTCGGTTTTGTCCGGCTCCACGACTTCACCCTTGATAAAAAATGTCGTTCCGCCGTTGCCGTCCGTGGAGAGCGTCCAGATTCCGCTTTTATCGGCTGCCCGCCAGAATTCCTGCGGGCCGACGTAGCGCTTCTCTGTGCCTGTCACGCCGTCTACGGCGGGTGTAGAGAACGGTATGTAAAGATTCACCGCATCCGCGCCCTCAAGCCCGCTCTGGCGGACGTTGGCCGCCTTGGAGGCTTCCAGTAGAACGCCGCACAGGACGGTGATGTAGGTTTTCTCCACGTCCTTGAATGTCGCCGGGTCTGTCTCCTGCGAGACGTTGTAGATGGTTACGGTGTGGGGGAACATGGACACGGCCCATACCCCCTTGCTTTGAGTAATCCAGTCGGTCCGAGGTACGCCAGCACGATCTCCCGGCGGCGTGTCTCTGTCCGCTGCATATCTGCCTGGGACAGATTTCGTGAACCAAAGCTTCGCGACCAGCCGCCTACCGTCTCGCTTGATACGGGCCGGTCGGCCGTGTAGATGAGGCTGTCCAGCTTCCCAGCGTCCCGCTCCAGCTCGGCCAGCGCACAGACGCAGTTCTGGACGGCTTCGAGTTTATCCCCGGCAGCGGAGCGCGCGCGGCTCATGGTGATGTAATCGACATAAGCCGACGCTTTGCGGGCGAGGCCGCAGAACTGCTCCTCATCCAGCGCTGTCCCGCGGTACACGGTCGCATAAAACTCGTAATCGGCGTAGACCATGCTGCGCCCTCCTTCCGGTCAGCCTCCGCACCCGTCATGCAGGCGCGGAGGCTTGAATTTACTTGCTTACGTCCGCGCCGATGAACAGGCCGTAAGGATCGGGCACGACCGGGATAAACAAGCCGCTTGCCTTCGTCCAGGTGGTCTTCGGGTCTGGCGTTTCCCACTGGGTAATGGTGATATACTGCTGTGCACTCTTGTCGGTGTACGGGCCATAGCCCTTTTCTTCCGGCGTCACGCCCCACAGGCCAACGCCGAAGGAATTGGCCGTACCATTGGACAGGAATGCAACCTTGTCCTCCGGGAAGAAGCGGTACGTCTTTTCCGCGCCATTTGCAGCCTGCGCCTTATAGCGTTGGTCGTTGGTCGTGATCTGGCCGAATCCGAACAGCTCGGTAAAGAGGCTGCGCAGCTTCTCGGTGGTGACGTATGTACCAGCGCCGACCGTACCGTATACGAGGGTCTGAATGCCCTTGTTGGACGCGAGTTTGCGCAGGATCTTCGTACCGACGACCATTTCGCTCAGGGCGTGGCCGGAGGCCGCCGCCTGATCCGCGATGGCCTGAAGCTGGCCGACGATATCAGCATCTGCGCCGAAGTCGATCTTGAAGCCGGTGTTTGCGGACGGAACGCCGTAATCGACGGTCATGTTGAGATTGTTTTCCTTGATGGTCATCTTGCCGGTCGCGATGACTTCCATCTTTGCAACTTCGGTTCTGACCTTGACCGCATCGGCCATCAGGCGCATATCGTCGAAGACATAGCTCACGATTGCGTTGTCGGCATATACGCCGTTTTCGTTGAGCAGCTGCACCCGCTCGGACTGGTTGATCTTGCGCTTGATAAACAGCTTCTCAACCTCTGTCTTTTCGAGCGCGGGGCGCGTGGCGATCTCGGCCTCGGTGTCAAAGGCGTGGACGGTCGCCATCGTGGGGATCTGTGCGCCGTTTGCGAGGCGCAGGTACTCGGCCTTGAGGCTTTCGGTTTTCTGATCCGGGAACAGCCGGTCTCCGAGGTAGGCCGGGCGCGCGACGGAAATGTTCTGCGAGAAATCCAGACGGTCAGCGTCGGAAATCAGTTCAAGAATGTCAGGCATGGTGTTTTTCCTCCTTCTTTAGGCCGTAGTCCAAACTGGGTACAGGGTCACATTGCCGGTCATTTCGACCTTGGAAACAGCTTCGCCGCCCTTAGACGTGCTCCAGCCGGTCTGGGTGTTGCCGCTCTTGGTCAGCGGGTATTCGGTCGATACGTCGGCATAGGAACCCTCCGTATAGACGTTCTCGTCGACGGGCGGCGTGCCGGTGCCGTCGTTTTTGTCGTAGGTCACGGTGTAGCCGCGCGTGATCTCCGGCGCGTCAACGAACGTGAAGCCCTTGCCGGAAAGCGCGGTCTTGGCTGCGGTAGCCAGCGACAGGCGGTCTGCCAGCACACGGCCCGCGACCATCACGGAGCCGGGCATATTGCCGTCCGTCACGTCGATGTCCTCAAATACGAGGCCGACGGCGTTCGAATTGTCGGACGGGAACGGCGTACCGGCCTTTACGATCTTGTACTTGCCGTCCTGCACGCCCATCGACGCAGGGATTTCACGGGTTTTCAGGACGAGGCCGACTTCGCTTTCTAGGAAGTTCGGTCTGACTTCTGCTTTTGTGTTTACAACGATAGACATTTTTCAAATCACTCCTTGTTTGGTGTCTGCGCAAACTGCGCGTTGAACTGCTGCGCGTACATTGCGCCCTTGCTCTTTGCCGCCGGTGCGCCGCCCTGGCCGACGGGCTTGACGAATGTGGGCGTGGGTTTATCTGCCTGAAACGCAGTCGGATCTGCTTCGAGCTGAGCCTTGTGCCACTCGTCGAAGCCGGTCAGCTCGCCGTCTTTCAGTTCAAGGTGTTTCCCCTTGAGGTCTGCAAGGTAAGCTTTCTCGGCGGCTTTGGAAGAGAACTTGACGCCCTTGGCCGTAATCGCGCGGTTCATGGCGTCGGCGTAGTCCCGGCTTGCCAGTTGCGCTTTGTACTCTTCGGTTTCCTTGGTGTACCGGCCCTGAAGGTCTTCGAGCTGCTTGCGGACGCTCTCAGTGTCCCCGCTGGACTTCCGCAGGTCTTCGATGTCCTTGTTGCGGTCGGCCAGCTGCTTTTCCACGGCCGCTTTGTCCGCCTTTGCGTCCTCTGCGGCCTTTTTGTGCTTCTCAATGTCCTTGCCGTTCATGGCAAAAACTTTGTCTGCCTGCTCCTCTGTCAGGCCAATGCTCAGCAATTCTTCTTTTTTCATAATTTCTCCTTACGGGATAGGCTTTTTAGGTCGTCGCCATGACCTCCCGCCTGCACTTTTAGGCTTGCAGATAGCCAATTTTTTGTATAAACCCCGCTCATGCGGTTTTTACCGAAACAAAAAGAGCCAACCACTAAGAAAATCTCAGTAGTTGGCTCATCGTGCCATTCCGCGCGCTCGATTGCGCTGCGGTATCTGTATTATTTTTTCAGTTCTTCCGCCTTGATGATCTGCGCCTTGACTGTTCCGTCCTTCATGCGCTTCAGCTGAACGCGGAGCCCGGCGGCAAGCGCCCGCTCGATGGCGGCTTTCAGTTTTTCGTCAATCATATAACACCTTCATTCTCTCCGGCTGCTCTGGCAGCCCTGCGGCCTTGCTAAAATCATGGTATTTCGTGTTCAGGCGGCGCAGCTTGGCTGTTGCGGCAGTCTCCTTATCCTTTTGGCCTGATGCTTTGTAGGCTTTTTTCAGCTTTTTTTGCTTTATGATTTCCCGCTCAAGCCTGCGCTGCATCTGGGTTGCTTCATATGCAGTATATTTCTTCCCGTCGAACTCACAGCCGAGGCCGTCGTCGATGTGCTCTAGCTGCTCTTCGGAATAGGTAGGCTCCATAATGCCGGGGAGAAATGCGTGTTTGTAGTGGCGGCAATTTGCTCCGGTCAGGCCGTCTACATAGCCGTAGCCGGTCGTCTCCACGAGATCCTTGTACTGCCCAAGCGGGTCAGGCTCTCCGTTTTCGCTTTTATAATAAATTTTCCCTTGCCAATCCTTGTGGCTCGACCACGGGGACGGGCCGGGCTTGTCTCGTGCGCCGGAGTGGGCTGTGATCTCAAAATACCGGGTATCCAGATATTCCGCCGACTGGTCGGAATACTTGTCGCAGATTTGCGCCACGCCCGTCATAACGGCCCGGCGGGCGGCCACGTCGATTTGATCTGTGTGCCCGCTCTCATAGTCTACGACTTTGATTCCGCTCTCTGCCAGCTGCTTGACGGCGTTGGCAATCGCCTGATTATAGCTGATCGCCCCGCTCTGAATTTGCAGCGTTGACGAATTTAGGGCCCACTGATATGCTTGCGCAGGCGGAAGCATTCTCTGGCCATTGTCCACTAAAAACCCCAAAGATTGCGTCAGATTTCGGAATTCTCCGAGCGTCTGCCTGCGGATCGCGTCGATATCGGAGGCGTCTACCAGCCGGTCAGGCTTTGTCACATCGGCCAGCGTGATAAGGCCGTTGTAATAGCGCTGATTGCGCTCTACAACGTCGTCCAGCAGCTTGTTCAGCTTTTCCTCGCTGATATCCGCCGTCTTCTGGATCTCCTTTCTGATTTTCTTGAGGTCGATTCCGTGTAACCGCAGCGCCCGGATATCCTGAACCGTTACTTCGTTGAGCTGATCGGCAATTTTAAGCCGGGAACAGACTTCATCCAGCAGCGTATCTTCCAGCGCACGGAACAGCTCCGCGAGTTCTTCCGGGAGAGCGTCGAGCAGCTCCGGACTGAACGGATACTTGACCTTTCTCATTCGACCTCAGCCAGGGCGTTTGCATCTGTCATGTCCTGCGCCCTCGGCAGCATTGCCTTTGCAGTCGCTTCGTCCTCGCCGTACCATTTTGCGCGGTATTCCCAGTGGTTCAGAATTCCATCAGCGAGGTCAAGCCGGTCGTTTGCCCGCTCTTGTTCCTTCTTCTCAGCGTCGTCCAGGATGGAATCGCCCCAGCTGTAATCAGTGCTGTACGTCCCGGCAGGCGCAAGGTTGTAGAGCGTCGCGTATGTATCGAGCGCGTAGAGCAGACTGTCAAACGTATGTTCAAGCGCCGTTTGAATGCTGTCGATCAGCACATATTTGCGCTGCTTACTGTTGCGGATCTCCGTCGCCGTCTTCTCGATGGTCTGCGGATCGGAAATATCTCCATAAGCCAATCCGACGTTGAACTCGATACGGCGAAGCGTATTCTGGAAACCTCGGTAGATTGCTTCGTCGCGGATCTGCGGCTCGATGTACTGAAAGAATTCGCCGCTAGGGGAGAACGGTCCTAGTTCAAACATACGCTTGTTGAACATATCCGCAGTCGAGCTCGTGCCATCCATCAGGACTTTGCGCTCGCTGGAGCGATATTCCCAGTGCAGGCGCTCCCACTGCTCATCGGCCTGCTTGATCAGCTGCACAGTCGCTGCGTCTCCGTATACGGACATTCCGCATGGGCTGTTTGCGTCCGCAGTGTTGGACGCAGGCGGGCGGAAGTACGCGAAGAGCGGCCCGCTCATATCCTGAATCGCGATCTCCGGCTGAATGTCCGCCCATTCCGGGACGGCATTCAGGGGTGCTTCCGCGCCGACCGTGCCGGAGGCGTCGCTGTAATACGCTTTATTGCGGATCGTGTATGTCGTGCCGTCCAGCTCGTGCGATTCGAGGCGGATATAATATTTCCCGCCCACCTTCGCGGGCTTATCCCGGAAGACGCCGCCGATGCAGCGCCCGGCAGGATCAAATTTCGTCGGCTGGAACGCCGCCGCGCCGGTCACGTCGACCAGCAGCTGCTCTCCGTAGATATACGGCTTAAATGCCACGCCGCCGAGCGCAAGCCCCAGTTCTAAGGCGCTGTGAAAATTCTCTTCCGCCCGCTCAAAGCAGTCTTTCAGATAATCCGCACGGGCGCTGCCGGTGATGTTAGCCGTCAGCTCGGCCAGCGTCGGTCGCGCGATCTCCCGGCAGATCGCCGCCGGAAGCCCGACAGCAATGACATCGCACGTCTGCCAGGGCGGATTCCCGATAAGCATCGCGTACCAGAGGCTTATATTCTGCTCCATCTTCGGGCTAACTGCCGGAGATACGCCGAATTCCCGCTCGGCTACCGCCTGCGGGAAAAGCATATTCCGGAACCACCCTCGAATGTTTGTCAAAAGGTTCATTTCTTGATTTCTCTCCTCAAAACGGTCATACAGAAATAGCGAATCGCGTCCATGCAATGGTCGTTTTCTTTTATCACGCGGTCTTCGCCTGCGTCTTTGTCCCAGCTATAAAGGCCAAATTCCCGAAATGCGTTTTTGCAACTCTCATGGAATTTGATTATGCCGCTTTTGATGCAGGCCCCCGTGAAGCGAATGCCGTCCAGCACGGCGTTGTTTGCTTTCCATACAGAAAACTTTCCGTGCCGCCGGATGCACTCGGCAAAGGACGCTGCCGATGGGTCGAGCACGACACGCTCAATGCGGTATCCGTCCGCGAATGCCTCTAAATCCTGATAATATTCTTCGTCAGTCTTCTGCCGCCCGCTCTCGCGCCCGCTGTGGTAATATTCTTTCTCCATGACGGCCTTGCCGCCATATTCCCGCCACAATGCAAAGACGGTAGGGTTCTGTGTGCCGTAGTCCGATGAGATCCAGTACCGCCCCGGCCCGCCCCGCTCACTCGTGACGTTTCTGGCCCGATCAAACATCGGATACACAAGCCCTTCCGCAATGCAGCGCTCACCGAGGATATCCCGTCGATACCAGATGCTTTTTATATCATACTGGCTTTCGATTTCCGCAAGCCTTTGGGCTGTAATCGTTGCGTTGTCCCGGATAGTAAAGTGCCGGTAATTATACCGCGCTCCAAATTGCTCCGGGAATCGGTCTATGTAATTCTGGTAAATCCAGTGTCCAGGCGACGAAGGGTTTAAATCCCAAAAAACACGTCGAAGTTTTGCGGCAAGCTGTCGATTGAATGCCTCCTTGATCGTATCCTCATGGTAAAGGTTGATCTCGGTTGCAATCCACATTCCGTATGAGTTGCCGCGTATCTTTTTAAAGCTGTCCGCTTTCGCCCCGCCCGCAAAAATAACTACATAATCCCGCCCACAGGATTTAATTACAAGAGCCTCGTTTCCCTTATACTTCGTCCATCTGCACCGCCCGCGAAATAGATATTCAAGCCCGAATCCGTTCGCGTCTCCAATGTTCAGCTTAGCGTTCGCCGCTGTGGAGCCGGTTGCCAAATGGATTCTATCAGGCGTACCTTTGTTTATCATCGTTGCAAAGGCGGCTATATTGTCGATGGTTTTTCCCGCTCGAACAGCACCTTCCGCAACAGAAATAATGCAGCGCGTTGCATTCCGGATATATTCCTTATGTTTATCCCCGAACGCCGGGTGGATTGTCGAACTTTTCATTCGATACCCGCTTCTTTCAGATAAGCGTCCGTATCCTCCACGTCAATCGATTCTTCTGGCTCGTCACGCTGCCCTAAGTATTGCTTTCCAAGCCAGATAGCCATGCTTGCGTTCTTTTCCGCAAGCCGCCACTGGCTACGTCGCAGTGAAATTTTCCCCGCTCCGCGCTTTTGTTTAAATACCTCGGAAAAACTGGCATGATAGGTGCGTTTACACCAACTATCCAGTGTTTTATCAGTCACACCAAACCAACCGCAGATTTCCTCAAGCGTGCATTGCAGGACGCATAGATTCTCGAACTGTTTTTGATCTATTTCCTTTCTGGGCCTTGCCATACGCGCCCTCCTTTCTCTGCTGGCGTTTGATAAACTTCTCCATGTCCCGCTTCAAATACGGGCTGCTGGTTTTGGCTATAATCGCCCGTGCTTCTTCAATCGTCATTCAGCAACACCGCTTTCTTCCCCGTAAACTTCTCCCAACGGTCAACAATGACATCAGCATACTTTGGATCGTACTCCATGCAGAAAGCGTGTCTGCCATTCTGCTCCGCCGCCATGATCGTTGTGCCAGAACCAGCGAACAGGTCGAGAACATTCTCTCCCGGCTTGCTGGAACACTGCATCTGGTAATCAAACAGCTTAATCGGCTTCATGGTCGGGTGCTCCGCAGACTTGACAGGCTTATCAAAATTCAGCACAGTTGTCTGCCTGCGGTTCTTGAAGAAGTAGTGCTTCTTGCCTTCCGTCCAGCCGTAAAGGCAAGGCTCGTGCGCATCCTCTTCAATCTCGCTCTCACCGTACAGGCAAGGTTCATGTTTCCACTGGAAATCCTGTCTTCCCATTACGAGGGAATTCTTTACCCAAATCAGGCACTGCCGGACGCGCAGCATCGAATCTTTACACGCGCCGCGGAAGTTATACCCCTCGTGGTCTGCGTGCCAGATGTAGAACGGAGCGCCGGGTTTCATGACCATCACCGCATTGGAGAAAGCATCCGTCAGGAACCGTCTAAATGCCGTATCCTCCATATTATCGTTCTTAATCTTCCCGGCGGTTCCCTGATAGTCCACATTGTACGGAGGATCGGTGAGCAGCAAATCCATTTGTGCCCCCCCTACGAGCTTCTGTACGTCTGTCAAAGACGTGCTATCTCCGCACATAAGGCGATGGTCTCCAAGCTGGTACACATCGCCAAGTTTACTCTTCGGCTCTGCCGGTAAAACAGGATCGTAGTTGTCCTCTACAACTGACGTGTCGAGTTCATCACGCAGCCCCCAATCAAAGTCAAACGCCGACAGGTCAAGACCAGGCAGTTCATCAGCCAGCAGGTCAAAGTTCCAATCGCTCTCGTTGCTCTTGTTATCCACCAGGCGAAGGGCGTTCACCTGCTCCGGTGTCAGATCGTCCACGCAGACGCAAGGCACTTCTTCCATGCCCAGTTTCTTTGCCGCTAGAGCGCGGCAGTGGCCGATTACAATCACACCGTCACGGTCAATCACAATCGGCTGTACAAAGCCGCACTGCTTGATGCTCTCCGCAACGTTGTTGATTTGCGTCTTGTCATGCTTTTTCGCATTTTTCCCGTATGCAGTAATGCTGGAAAGCTTTCTGTTTTTTACCTCCATGTTGTCCTCCCCATCATGCCCGATCACCGTCCAGCCACCTCATTCTTTCGTTCTCGTGTCTCCGTGTGTGAATAAATATATTTATTCACACCGGAGAACACGAGAACAGGAGGAGGAGGTTTCCGCAGAACGCTGCGGTGCCGATGAAGAAGGGCGTAGAGTTGATCTCTACGCCCTTATAGTAAATGTTAAATTTGGCTCTGGGACGCAGACTTTTTCATAAAAGCCCTCTTTTTTGCCCCACAAGGCGAATAAATTGCCTGTGCCATTCCTGCGCGGTGCGCTCCGAGACGTAGCACGCAAGCGCAGCCCCCTGAAGCGTGTGCGTCCGCTTCCAAAGAACCAAATCTATGAGCCGGAGTCGCTCCGCGCCGTCAACGAGCCGTTCCGTCTCTGCGATTGCATCCTCAACGGCAGCGTGCTCGGCCTTCGTCATCATCCCGCCGCCCTTATAGCTACGAATCATCCATTTTGCATAGGCCCACCAGCCGTATCGCGGCGTGCTCATTTGAAAACTCCCTCGTCTCCATCGTCGTACTTTGCGCCCTTAATCTGTTCCATCGTCTACGCCCGCCATCATGGCCTTGATTTCTGCGGCATTTGCCTTGATAATGTCCAACACGATATCGCTCTGGATATGGTGGGCAAACACGGCCTTGTCCTGTGCGTTCGCATTGTAGTAGCCCGTAAGCGTATTGCCCGCTTCCGTTTTTGCCACAATCGCGATTGCAAGCGGCTTGGATTTATAGAGCGCTTGCAACGCCTTTTCCATCCACGCCGCATATTCCTGCTCTGTGATCCCGCTCATCAGTAATGTTGCCTCCCTTCGCGCTTTGCGCGGTTCGCATCGTGCAGCGTCCGCATACAGCCCCGTGTAGAGGCGTTGCGCGCCATTGCCTTCTGCTTATCGCGCTTGTACTTGTCCGCCTTTTTGCGGAACGCTATGTACGCCTCGCAGGTCGTATGCTTTGCCCCGCAGCCTTTCTCGGGGCAGCTTCCGCACAGAGCGGAATATGGGCTGATTCTTAAATCTCCCTGCATTCGTCCACCCTCACACATACGCGCTTGCCGTTTACCGCAACGACGTAGCCCGTCCGGTTTGTTCTGTATTTGTATTTCTCGGCGGGATACACCCGCCCGCAGACAGGCCGCATTTCCGGGTATACCGGGATCGAGCACGTGATCAGGATCCGCACGCGCTCCGCCCGGCCCATCACAGCTTCCCCATGTGCCGTCCATGCGCACGCTTCGCTGCAAAAATTATATTTTGCCTTGTACTTCGACGGTGCGCGCATAAACGTCTTCCCGCAGGCATCGCACGCCAGCTGCATCAGCGGTCTTGGCGGCTTACGCTTTGTCTTTCTGCCTGTCACAGCTTCACCCCCCCTTGCTAATCTAAAAATCTCATAGAAAAACAGTTTCATCAGTAACTTGTACGTTATCTGTGATCTCCACCTCCATTTCGTCCGATAGTTTTACCCGGATTTCTGCCCGTTCTGCATGAAATGGCGCAAATGGCGATTCGTAGCAATCGCATACAATGTAGTCTCCATCAAAACGGAACTTGTTTTTGTGGCAGTCCTTGTACTCTGCATTCCTGTTGCAGGTTAAAAGCTTTGCCCATCGTCCCTTCCAGTCCGGAGCTTTGATTTTGTAATCAGGATACGTTTCCTGGAATGCTGCATACTTTTCCGGGAATAAACCCCGTAGCTGATGCAAGAACATCGGAACGGTTTTATCTTGATAATCCCGAATTACGCCGCCCATCATTGTGCGCGGGATAAAATCGCAAATTCTCTTGATGTTTTCAGGCGTGAGTTTATCGGCGCTTATGTACAGTTTGTTTGTGCTAAAATGCGGGTTATCGCAACGGATTTCCCCGCTGAAATCTTCCAACCATGTATAAGAAACGGTGAGAAAAGCGTCTTCTCCTATGCGTGTAATCAAATTGGTTGATGGATATTGCAATTTCCCATAAGCTGGATTCGTTCTAGCTTCTTTCTGAACCCGTAAAAATGCCTTTGACCGTTTTGTTCCACCATCCACAATTGTGATCTTACCGTTTGGGCATCTGACGCCAAATAGTGTTGTTACGCAAAAACATTTTCCATTTCTATAGGCAGAGCATTCCTCGGCGCGGTTGCAGCGGATGTATTCCGCTCTTAACCTACAATCCCTGCTACCATCTCCGTAAAGATATACGCAAATGTAATTATCGTTCATAGCTTTACCCCCTTGATGTACTTATCAAAATACGTTACGGCGACCGCCATCGCCGCCCACATATCCGCAGAGAAGCCGTAGAAGAAGCCGGGATTCTTCTTCGTGCCCTTGCCGAAGTTCGGCTGGCCGGGCGCGTAGCGGTCGACGAGAGCCTGCCGGATGTTTGCATCTTTGGCAGATAGCGAACCGCACAGATCCAGCTTTTCTTCCCGGCGGTAGATCCTCTTCGGCTCATATCCGCCCGACCTCAACGCGATTTCCCAGAATCGCCCGATCCAGACGCAGGTGTCGAACACCTCTTGTCCGACCGTCATGCCCATGCCCGCGATCATCTCAATCGCGACGTCTATGCAGTTCGCATAAAGCTTCCGATCCAGCATATCAGTCACTGCCGGATTCTCGATCTTCCCGGCCTCCAGCACGCGGCGAATTTCTTCGCCGTCGTGCTCGACCACCACATAGCCGGATTTCATATTCCCCGGATCAATTGCAAGAATTGTTCCCATCAGGCCACCTCCTTTGTTCAAAGTCTTTGCATTCCTCTCCGGAAAAGTACATCCGTTCTAGTTCTTCCTCGGAGAACCGTTCGGCCTTGTGTTTCAAGCACCGATACGGATAAACGTAGTTCTTTCTGTATTCCAGATTCTTGCAAGTTAAACAGCAATCCTGCATCAGCTTCCCTCCTTTCGCGCTACCACGAGCAAACCGCAGCCCGCTCATTTGGTCACGCCCCCCGTATTTGTCTGATATTCTCCGTAGCTGCAAAAATCCTGCCCGTTTGTATCAATATCGTGCTCGAAACAGTGTCCGTTCGGGCTGTCGACAATGCCAACGTTTCTTTTCCAGGCGGCGCAGTCCTTGCACCGCACCACGATCACGGCGTCGTCTACGGTCGGCACCCTATCAATCAGTCGCATCGTCGTTCCCTCCGTCCATCTTCGCGCCACAATGACAATATGGATATGCTGCTGAGACGTTTTTAGGAGCTTCTCCAAAGAAATCATTGCCTACTGTCACCGTTCGCTTGCACTCCGAGCAGTAAAAAACAGTTTCAATCGAGCGGATCTTGCTTACGCACCACTGTCCATGCACCACCTCCGCAACGTCGGCGGCGGGCAAAGCCGAAATCTCGCTTGCAATGCAATCTGCCAGTCCGGTATGCCGTCCCAATACAGATCCGTCCGCAAGGCCGTACTTTTCGGCGATTTTCACCGCCGCCTCGCGGCTGATATAATCACCCTCCATCCCGCACCTCCACGCCAGCCTCGTCCAGCAGGTCAGAAAGATCGGTGTCCACGCTGCTACCAATAAACTCGCCATTTTCGTCGTAGTGGTTGTACTCCGTGGTCGGCCGGGATTCTATCCCTGCAAACTCTTTTAAAAGTCTCAGATATTCGTCGTTATCGATGAGCTGAGCCTGATAGAGTTGTCTCAACTGCGCTTTGGTTACGTACTTAGCCATCCTTCTTGTCCTCCATTTCCTGCATCGCCCGCTCGACCTCTCCAATGTCAAAAAGCCCAACTTTCAGCCCGCTCGGCGTATTCTGTCCATGCGCATAAGCCGTCAAGTAGATATTCCAGTGATCCGGTCTGTATGAAACTCCGTCCCGCGCAATATCAATGCTAGAATATCCCTTGCACGGCAGCACGACCACGCGCCCGTCCTTGTCGGCCTCGGCCAGCTCTACAAGCCTGCTGATTGGCGTATTGTTTAGCGTTTCGAGATCAACCATGTGCTTTGCGGCCAGTGCAAGCTTAACCGTTTCTACTGCTTCCGGTTCAATCCCCGTGTCCTCGTAGGCTTTCAGCCGTCCGTACAGATCGCGGGCCATCTTGCGGAAAATATCCTTGCCAAAGCCGTTGCTCGTCGGGCCGTTGATCAGCACGTTGAGCGTGCTGTCCCGGAACTGCTTCCAGTCGATTTCCTTGCCGCCGATCGCGGCGTGCAGAAATCGGTCGGTTCCCGGGTCTACGTTGATATTAGGACTTGTCAGTCGCTCCATGTCTCATACTCCTTCCCGATGTATTCGCAGTATGCCATTTCCAGCCTCGCGCCTGCGCTTTCCGCTGCGTCCGGCAGGAAAACAACCGCGTCCGCCACGTCGATCATTGCAAAGCAGATCCGCATATAGTCTGCTGGGGCCATGCCCTCCGGCAGCTCGGCAGGATTGAGCACAGTGTGCCCCTGCCAGCCCAGCTGTATTTCTGCCGCTGCAAATTTATCCCGATACCCCGGATCGCCGGTGATTTTACCGGCTATGTAAATCTTCACGGCAATTCCTCCACATACCGCCAGCTCTGCGGCGGGCGGGTGATTGGCACTGGCTCCCAGCCGAATCTCGTCTGCCGCAGGCCGGTAAACTCCCACAGATCGCGCGGGTGATCGTAAACGCGCAAATCTGAGATGTGCCAGCCGAAGCCGGTGGCAGCTCCGAGATACTGGTGCAGCTCCGCAGGCTCTAGGCAGGTTGGCCGCGCAGCATCCGACGGGATCCTTCCCGCGCCGTTAATGTTGATGATCTGATCGCACAGAAATTCCCCGATAACCTTTTGCCGCTTATCCCATAAGCCAGTGGTCGGCGCTTTTTCCGTCTTTATGAAAACCGGCTTGCCGTGATACGTCTCTCCATAATTCTCATCGCCGTCTTTCATAATGGCGAGTAGCTTTTCCTCCGGTTTTGTGCAGTAGATATAGCACTTAAACGGCGTATCCATCTTCGGGCGCGTCTTGCGCACCTCAATCGTTTTCTCTCCGCTTATGATCTTCTCGCACCATTTCGGCCGGATGCTGATTAGTACAGCTTTACTCATGCCTTGTCTCCTTCCTCCGTCGCTTCCGGCAGCGGCATCCAGTGGGTAACTGCGCAGTCTACCGGATTGTTGTACACATCGTCCGGATTAAAATGTCTGTTCTCCCACCAACCCTCCGGGATGTAGTAATCATCCGCCTCCTCGTCGTACAGGCCATAGTAGCAGATGTCGCTCCAGTTCCACGCGCTGTCCCGCGTCAGCATCTTCCCGTCCTCGTAGATAGCCGGTATCACGAAAATGTATCCGTTTCGATTGCAAACTGCCAAAACATCTGTCTCGGGTTCCGGCAGCCGCTCCGTCACCGGAATCCACCGCTGTTTCTCCCGCAGCGCCGCGTTCTCGGCGGTCAAACGCTCGATGAGGTCGGCGCTCACTTTCGGGCACCCATCGCACCCGTATTTCTTCGTAAACGGGCATTCTTCCTCTGATTCTCCACTTGCGCAGCACCGCAGCGCCTGCGCGATTTCCTTGTTTTTCATGGTTTTCCTCTCCAATACTCATTAAATTTCTTTCCCGTGATAATCGGGCGGCACCATTCGCGCTGGAATCTCCGCCATTCAGAATCGTACTTTCCGTCCTCTCCGCGAAACAGCATGGCATACGGCACAAATCCTGCTTGCATGGTCTGCGTCAGGCGCTTTTCAGCATCCTCAAAGCTATCTCCGTCGTAGCCGCACAGCACATAGCAGCACATGGTGTGGCTCGCTGGGCGAAATCCTGCCGTCCGCAGCTTATTTCCCATCTCGATCAGCGGTTCCAGATCATCTCGGGTGTCATGCGCCGTGTATAGCCTTGCCGGTTTTATCTCGTGCAGAAGTTCCGCTTGCCATTGCTGCAATAGCGCCGGTTCTAAGCCGCCCGTAAAGATCGCCGGGTGCTTCTGCCTCTTGAGCATTTCACAGACCGCCCGAAAATGGCGTTCGGACGTGCCGAGAATGTTGTCGTCGAGGATGTTCCATCCATCCACAATCGGCAGCTCTTTGATTTCCCCGTGCGCGCAGCGCGGCACGGAGCAGAACCAACAGTCCTTTGTGCAGCCGCGCGACGTAAATATCATCCCCTCGCGCAGATACAGACCGGGCGTAAAGTCTCCCATGCGATCATCAAACGCCGGGCCGCCGACCTCTACCGGAACGCCGAGAACCTGCCAAGCATCGTATAGCTCCTCCGCACGCTCCAAATCCCATGAAAAGGTCACGGAAATATGCACCTCGCTCACGCAAGCCTTGATGCAGTCCGCAATGTTCTCGATCGTCGGCTCTCGGAAGAACGCCAGCGCATCAGTCGGCGAAGCGTTTGTCTTTCGCGGGAATACCCGTGCAATCAAATTTCATCCTCCATTCCTTCAAGAACCATTTGTCCCGGCAAAACGCCGTCCTCCATGGTTCGTTCTAAGTCCATCGGTCCAGCTCCTCCATCAATGCCTTAAAAAGCGGGTATGCCTGCTGCGGCACTACAGCGTTTCCGAGGCATTTAAGTCTGTCCACCCTTGCGGGAACCCCATGAGCCACTCTACCCACGTCGGGTTCAGCTGCCCAGCAACGTCCGTCCGCAAGCTCCTGTGATTGTCCCCACCGTGCGTCCCCTGCGCATCCGCTGCACATGGCGTCGTAAACAGCTTCACTGCATTCGCCAGCTGGCGCACGTGATGGTTGTTCCCCGGCGTCTTCGGTTGCGTCAGGTGTTTCAGACTGTTTGCGCCCTTGCAGTCCCGAGCCGTCGGCGTCGGCCACAGGCTCTTCCCCTCCTGTACAGCTACCCAGTCCCGCAGGTTGCACGGCTGCTTCCGTCCTGGGCGCGATACCGTCATTTCCTTCTTCAGCGCTTCCGGCGATTTCGGCGGAAGCGCATCCATCGTGTTCGGCGTCGGTCGCAACGAAAAACACTCTCGATCTCCTGTGCCAAGCTCCGACAGCCGCAGCCTCAAAATTAAACACGACGACGTGATAGCCAGCACGCTCCAGATCCTTGACCACCTGCCCGGCGGCAATCTTGATGATTCCAGGAACGTTCTCACCGACAACGCAACGCGGGCGCAGCTCGGTGATAACTCGGAGCATCTCCGGCCAGAGGTATCGATCATCCCCTTTGCCCTTTTGCTTTCCAGCCACGGAGAAGGGCTGGCATGGGAATCCGCCGGAAAGAACGTCAACTGTTCGTAGGCCTGTCCGCTCATAAAAACTCTCCTTTGTCAGCGTCCGGACATCACGCCAGCGCGGCACGTCCGGCCAGTGCTTTTCCAGAACCTTCGTCGGGTAGTCGGCAAACTCACACTGCCCGACGGTCGTAAATCCGGCCCACTCGGCAGCCAGATCCAGCCCGCCGATCCCGGAAAACAGGCTCAGATGCGTCAGCATTTTGTTTCCTTTCCCGTCGGCGTCAGCTTCGCCAGCATGATCTGCCCCAGATCCGCCACATATACCAGCCGCCCGCGGCTGTACACCATCAGCTTGTCGCCCTGGATCTCCATCCGGTCGGCCTCGATGTTCGTCAGATCGTGGCAGCAATCGCAAACGAATCTCATGCTTTATCCTCCTTCCTGAATACCACAACCATACTTGGGAAAGGAGCGCTGTTTTTGCTTCCGCCAAACTTTAGACGCCCAGCGATAAAGCGGATCTCTCTCATCCCGTATATGTACCGATGGAACCACCGCGTATCTGTTCTTGCAGGAAGCAACATGACTACTGTCGCTCCATTTTCTGCGGATTCTGCCGCTTTTTGTACCCATTTCCCGATCTCGCGGCCATACGGAGGATTGCACCAACATACACCTTCCCATTCTTGCACGAGTCCGTCGTCATCAGGCGTAAAATATCGTGCGCATTTTGCGTTTTCTGGAATTGCGCAGACATCTGTCTCAAATGCGAACTCTTCGTTCAGTTCGTCAAAAAAGCCCTGTGGCGTCGCCCACAAGTCGGTTTCGCTTGAAAACATCAAGTCTTTGTTCATGTCTTATCCTCCTCGTTTTCCGCAAGCATTCGCTCGACCGCCTCCAGCTGGAACGCATCAAGTTCGTCCTCGTGGCGCTGTACGCCATGTTGCATCCGAGCGGCCCCCTTCGATACAGGCCCCATCACCCTGTCCACAGCTGCGCGTTCCAGCGGGTTCAGTTCGTCGTGGTGACCCTGCACGCCGTAGCCGGGCTTTGCAGCGCGGCTGTACTGTGCAGGCTGTGTTCCGCCTTTGTCCTGTTCTTTTGCCAGCCAGCGGACGATAAATGCGTTGATCCCGCGTTTTGTCTTCCGCTTGGCCGGATTTGCGTCCAACCAGCCCCTCATGTTCCGCAGCTGCTGTATCACGTCGACAGCAGGGTACAAGCCCGCCCATTCCTGGCATTGCTCCACGGAAACGGAATATTCCGTTCCATCATTCAGCGGCAAAGAGATTGCTGGCGGCGTGGATGCCGCTTGCGGCTCCGCGCTATCTTCCGCATCTCGAATAGCGAATTCGATTCCCGATTCTCGATTCTCGAATACGGGAACATCTGCACGCATTTGCTTGCAAATGATTTCATCCGCTTGTTTCCCTTCATCAGGTGACGGGAATTTGCTTACCTTCGCACGCTGCGTCTGATACTTGCCCCATGTTGGTAGGTAAAGGAAGCGCTTGCCCTCAAACACATACAGAGCAATCAATCCAGCACTCGCCAGCCCATGAAGAGCATTTTCTACAGTTTTGAGCGTGAGGTTTTCTTTCAGCGGGAAGAGGCGGTTTTTTACTACCGCCGCTCTCCCGTCAAAGCGTCCGAAATCATCACAGTTTACAATGAGCCGATAAAACAGAACTTCCTCAAACCACGAGAGTTTGTCGATGCTATCGCTTGTGCAGATGCTTTCCCGAATAATTCTGTTCGGCATATTTCAGCCCTCAGAACGGCGGGTCGTCGTCGCCGATCTCCATCTGCGGCATATCCGGCGCAGAGAACGGAACCGGCGTTGTGCTCGGCAGCGGCCTGAACTCCGAAGAGGCCGGTGCAGCGGCAGAAGCATTCTGCCCGTCCCGCTTGCTGTCGCCGAAATAAACGCTTTCTGCGACGATCTCTGCCGTTTTGCGCTTGTTCCCGTCCTTGTCTTCCCAGTTGCGGATCTGCAAACGGCCAGACACCACGGCCATGCGGCCCTTGGAGAAATACTTGCTGACGAACTCAGCCGTGCCGCGCCATGCGACGATATCCACGAAGTCCGTTTCCTTCTCCGCACCCTGCGCCGCGAAATCGCGGTCGCAGGCAAGCGTGAAGGATGCAACAGAATTTCCGCTTTGCGTCTGCCGAAGCTCCGGTTCACGGGTCAGGCGGCCCATCAGGACGATTTTATTCAGCATTTTCTACCTCCGACGTTTCGATTGCTTCACCGGTACTCTCGTCAACGACTGTCCCGTCAATCAAACCTTCTTCCTGAATATCCGCAGCAATCGCGTCTGCCAGTTGCTCTCCCTCTCCGCGCGTCTGATAGTCAATGGACATGACACCCCATTTCCCAATCAGAATACGATAGACTGTCTTTCTAGCCATTGCGTCCCAGTCGTCGCGCCAGCCTTTTCCTTGGAACTCGCCCTTTCGGAATTTCTTTTCGTGCGCCGCAATGGACTTTGTGCTCATGTACACAGTCTTTTCCGCACCGTTCACAAGCCGATAATAGCCGACATATCCGATAATCGGCAGAGCATCGCGCGCGTCCTCATCTTCTATAAAGTCAATCTTGACCTCTTCCGTCAGACGGTTGTAGCTTTTCAGCTCACCCTCTCGAACGTCGACGACGTTGATTGTCTTGTATGCGCCGGTTCTCAACGCCAGCTGGTGCATACCTTTCCAGCCAAGAATAAAAGTAGCCTCCATCTTTTTTGCGCCGAGATCCTTTTTATAATTCTTGAACGGGACGATGTAGGCGTAACCAAGGCTTTGATCAATCGGAAGATCAAACATCGCCGCTTTTAGGGATGCCTGAATCACAGTCATAGGGGATTCGTAAAATGCCTGCTGCAAGTCTTTGTCTGCGTTTACCATAGAAACGATAGATGAAACGAATTGCGGTGTCCGCTTGCCGAGAAGCTCGTCAAACCGCTTGCGCATACCGTCTTTGTCAAGCATACTGTTTACAAGAGCCGTGACAGACATTTGCTTTTGCTGCGGAGCTTTTTGCATAGCCGTCTGCTTCTGAATGATACCTTCCATAGGTTATTCTCCCTTCAATTTTTGCCCGTTTGGGCATCGTTTGTTCCTGTTTTGCTCTGCCATTGTCGCCCAGCGGCAATTCTCTGGGCAATAATTACCGTCAGGATTAACCCGATCAATCGTTAAATTTTCCGTGTACCCATTTGATAATGCCCATTCGCGAAAGCTTGTGTAACTGTAAAGCCAATCATCACATATCTTGATCCCACGGCCTCCGTAATATCGATACATTTTAAAATGAGGGTTATAGCATCTTGTGTGCATCGCTTTCCAGATGCGGTAGAGGCGGGAGCCAGATCCACCGTGCGTTTTGTTTGCATCAGACCTTCGTTCTCGTCCATAACATCCGCATGAGAGCGTGTTCCCGTTGCGAAGATTGCTTCGGATAACGGTTGTTTCCTTTCCGCAAGAGCATTTGCATCGCCAAAGGCTTTCTCTGTGGATGTCCTTGCCTGCGCACTCGACTACAGTCAGGCGTCCGAATGTCAGCCCTGTTAAATCATGTGAAAACACTTTGCAAGCCATCCTCCTTCGTGATCTCTGTAATTTTGAATGGCCGGGCCTGAACCGTTTTATAAAACGGTGCCAAGTCGATATCCGGGTATGCCTCTTTAAAGGCTTTGGGCTGGAACGTCTGCCGGTTTTGCTGCTTCCAGGAGACGTTGTAGCCGTTGCAGGCGGCCCGCTCTGCCGTACCCATATCGAGCTTGATCGTGTTTTCAATCTCGCGGCTGCGCTCCGCCAGTGCCGCCACCTGACGCTTGATCTGCATATACTCGGAAAGCAGCTGTTCACGCCCGAACAAATCAAGCTGTTCGCCGTTGCTATCGGCATAAACCGTGCTGATCGCGTCCGTCGTCGCCTCCGAGCCGTCCGGTGCAGGCGGGGTGTCTTCCTCGACGCATCGCCAGAAAAGCTTCTCCGCCTCCATCAGCGCGGAGATTTCCGCCTCATCGCGTTCCAGCGTGTATGTAAAAAATCCGCGCCCGAAGACGAGCACCGCTAAATACCAACGGTCAAGGCCAGTGACAGCCAGATAGTGCACACACTGCGCATAGTAGCGTTCAGGGAACTCCACGCCGTTGAACTGCCGAATGTCAAGAGTCGAGGTTGTCTTGCATTCCAGCCCTGCATTTTCACTGGAAATTCGCCGGTCAATGTCTGCGTGCGCCCACGGATACGCGGGATTCCGAATGATGTAGTTGCAGCGCCGCGCCTTTTTCCCAGACGCTTCCTCAAAACGCTTTGCAACATACTCTTCGAGATCTCTGCCGATCCGCATAGCCTCTGTGTCTTCTTTGTCTGGAAGTCGACCGGTCTTATCCATCCATACCGTGTACGGACTTGCAAAGCGGCTCATTCCGATAACAGCCGCCGCGTCACTCCCGCCGATGGACTTTCGACGTTCCTCCAGCCATTCTTCGTGGCTCATCTTCGCCGTGGAGATTGTATCGAGCATTTACTCCACCTCCACAAATTCGCCGTTCTTCAGCTGATACCAGGTATCGGCCTTGATCTTCTCGCCGTCGACAATCATCGCCTTGACAGCAATAATCGGATGTGCCTCCCCGTCCCATTCGCCGCGCTCGACACAGCAGATCGCGCAGCCAAGTGCGCCCATTGCTTTACACTTATATCCAGCTGCAAGAGCAACACCGGCTTTGCCTGTGGCGGAGGCTGCGCCCTGATAGCCTGTGGCGGAGGCTGCGCCCTGATAGCCTGTGGCGGAGGCTGCGCCCCGATCGCCTGTGGCGGAGGCTGCGCCCAGATAGCCTGTGGCGGAGGCTGCGCCCTGATAGCCTGTGGCGGAGGCTGCGCCCTGATCGCCTGTGGCGGAGGCTGCGCCCTGATAGCCTGTGGCGTGATTCTCTTTTTCGGCGTTTGCGCGCTTGATCGCGTCCTTAAATCCGATTTGGTTCTTAATATATTCGATCTGCGCTTTCACGAGGCCAGGAACGCCAATTTCAGCTTTCAACGTCATTTTTTTCGCGACGATTTTACTATCATCCGATTCACGCTCGTCAGTTACTTCTTCGGCGTCTGCCTCAAAATATCGGCTTTCGTTCGGTGCATAGTGGTTCAGCACATCAATCGGTTGTTCGCACGCGTGCAGGCCAGCCCTGCAAAGATGCGGCTCTCCATCAAAAACAGCGGCTTCGCCAAGCTTGTATTGAAATCCGCGGCACTTCATATCCTTATCCGTGCCTTTATAAACTTTCATGTTGATCCTCCTGTTTCATCTTTCCCACCAGCCACAGCGGCGGGAACAAATAACGGTCTTCGTCCTCCGGCTCGTCCGGCTTGTACTCCGGCTCCGGAATGCTCAAGTACAGGTTTTCACCGTCATACGCCATTCCGGTTCGCCTCCTGTTTGATCATAGCTTCGCAGAAGCTCTGCACCGTAGAATACCCGAGCTTCTTGAGCAGCTTGTCCAGCTTCTTAGCCTGATCATCCGTCAGGCGGAAGTAATACCGGTTCGTCTTCTTCCGGCGATCTGCGCGGTTCTTGGGCGCGTCCAGCGCCTTGATCGCCGCCGCTGCGTCGGGTTCTAGCCTGACACCGTATTTCTCCGGGTGTTCGCATTGCGAAAGCAGAACCTTATTAAACTTCGGGTAGTCGGCCCGATGTACCGCGTCGACGCAGGCTTTCGCACCATGCCGGACGCGGGAATCCGTTAAACTTGACATAGGTTCCTTTCTGCCCTATAATAAAGGCGTCTTAAGTTTCCTTTCGGCCTCTGTCGCGTTGCCGCGCGGCAGGGGTCATTTCTTTTTCATGCGCTCTTTGCAGATCTCGCAAGGCGTCTTCAACAGCTCTGCTTCCGTCATGCCAGTCCATACAGCAGCGCGACGAGCGCGACGAAGCCGGTCACAACGCATTCATACGTCATTTCGGCCGTCCCGGCCATTGCTGACAGGATCATCGCCGCGCCGCTTACCCACAGACACATTCCTTTGACGATCCGCCGCGCCGCCTTGCGGGCCTCCAATTCCTCCCGCAGCCGTTCCCGGCGTTCCTCCGTCACTTCCTCCGGCTCATACCCGAGCCGCTCTGCAAGATTGGTTCTCATTCTGCTAACTCCTTCCTCCATACCGGGCTGTCATCCCGGTTCACTCAGTAGCGCATGGTTTCCTTGAATTCCTCGCCTATTCCCTGCTGGCAGAACGCGGCATAAAATATGTTCAGGATTTGCGCGGCAGCAGCGCTCAGTTCCAGCGCGCTGCCGGATAGCGCAGATACCGTTTTTTTGCCGTCCATGCCGATCTCGACGTGTACCTTCCCGTTATCCATTGGTTTCCTCCTTCGTCTCCTGCATCCGCCTGACGAGCCGCGCCATACGGGCATTTTGTGTAACAAGCTTCTGCGCGTCCAGGTCCAGTCCCTTTCGCTTCAGCCCGTTTATGATCTGCGCCGTCTGGCACTCACACACCAGCGCCGCTTCGATCAGGTCATGCAGCTCCTGCGCATCCAGCGTCAGGGTGTAGCTCTTGACGTTCGCCATGGCTCAGTATCCCCCTTCGTGTTCCAGCAGCCAGTTTTTCAACTGCATCTGCGCGATTGCAAAACACAGTTCCGCTGTTCCTCCCCCTGCTCCGAGAAACCGCAAAAACGGCTCTCTTGGGATCTTCACTCTGTGCTCACTTGTGCAGCAGACCGGGAAGCCCAGCTTTTCAGGCCGTTCCCTCGCCATCAAGCGAAGCCATTGCGGGTCACAGCCGAGCACCTGCGCCGCCTCGCTTGCGAGGATTGTGGGCTTTGACATTGCCCGGATATCGTCCAGCGTCATTTTTCCTCCTTTCTCGGCTTCAAAAGCTCGTCCACTGTGCAGCCGTACAGAGCTGCGATTTCGTGCAGGCGCGCTGCCTTCGGATACATCTGCCCGGTTTCCCACAGATAAACGGATGCGTCTGAAACCTTTAGCGCCTTGACTACCTGTTGAACGGTCAATCCAGCGGCAAGCCTCGCTTCCTTAAAACCCATGCCTTTACATACCTCCTGTCTGAGAATACTAAGTTTTTCTTGACAACTTAGTGAATTGTGTTATTATGAAAGTACCACCTATCATTATTTCACAATCCGATAAGTTGTCCGGGGCGGTGTTCTTTTCACGCCTCATAAGCCGAGGCATGAATCATGTGCAAGTCGTTCAGAGAAAGAATCAGGTTGTTCCTCAATCGGAATAAGCGTTACAAGTCCATAGAAGAAAACGGTCTAAATGTGCTTGTCGAAACCGAAGGCTCGAAAGCACGCACGGAGAAAAGGCGGTTTCTTATCAACATGTTTTTCACCGTCGTATCTGCCGTCGCCGCAGTCGCTGCCGCGATATTTGCCGCCCTTACTTACATCAACTCGTAACGGAAGGCAATGACCGCACGCGCAATGGAACGTCCCGAACTGGTCATATCCGCAGTCTGAACCAACAATCTGAAATCCCCATATATACTTGTCTTTCTTCACGCCATCACCTCACTTGTAAGTTTTGCCCCTCACAACTCTTAGTATAGCTAAGGATATACTAAAAGTCAATAAAAACTTAGGATTGTTAAGGGTACTTTTTTTCCAAATTTATGAGGGATTTTTTATGCAATTTGACGTACAGTCCGTTATAAGAAGAATAGAAATAAGGCTTGCTGAAATTGGGATGACAAAGCAAGAGTTTTACGAAAAAAGCGGAATATCGTCTGGTTCTTTCTCTCAGTGGAACACGGGGAAACACGCGCCAAGTATAAAGAAAGTTCAACGTGCAGCCAGTGTAATTGGGGTAACGACAGAATATCTCTTATATGGCGTAGACCCAATGCCGGACTTTGCGGTTAAATCGCCCATAGTCGCACGAATCAACGCCCTGCTTGCTGCAAAAGGTATACCGAAACAGCAGTTTTATAAGGATTGCAGTATTACGTCTGCATCGTACTCTCTATGGAACACAGGGAAAACAAACCCTTCTATGAAAAATCTTAAAATTATCGCAGAATATCTCGGTGTATCAGTGGCCGACCTGCTGCCGGACGAGGAGCTTGTTCCGCAGGAGGGCATAAAAAAAGACCCCATCCCGAAGGATGGGGCGGTGAGTCAAGAAAAGCAGCAGCTGCTTGATATGATCGATGGGCTTTCTGACGAGCAGTGCAGAAAGCTTGCCGGGTTTATTGCAGAAGCGCTGAAACTGATGTGAGGGCCGCTATGGATAATGTTTTTATTCCTTCCGATCCAAATGACCGGCTCCGGACAGAGGCGGAGTACCAGAATTGGATGAATGAACGCGAAAACAGGAAAGATGATTTCCCTTACATCGCACTTACAAGGACACAGCTTGATCTTTTGAGCCGTTCGCAGGACGACGCTGTGCTTGTAACAGAAGAAAATGAAAACGATATTGCCGTTCTTTGCGGGCACGGCTTTGTATACCGCCTCGAAAACGGCGGGAAGGTCGGTATACTCGCCAATAAAAGGGGCGAAAACTACCTCGCATATGAAAAACAGGAATCATCTAAAGAATGCAGACTGACAATCAAAGATATCATTGTTGCCCTGATAGGGGCTGTATGCGGGTTCCTTCTGAATTGTTTGTTAAACGGGTAAGTTCCCGCGCTGCCACTGGATATTCAGTGCTTCTCGGATAGCTTCGGCCTTTTCAGGGGTAATGTCTGTCGCCTCGTAATCTTTGCAGGGATTATCTTTCCCGCAGCCGATCACATACCAGCCGCCCCAAGTGGTGTATCGGACGACTACGTGCTTGCACCCAGAGCAGGCAAGGCTGGGACATTGCGGAAGTGCTGCGTCACTGATGAGCGCAGACCGTCGCGTCTTCTCCTGTTCCAGCAAAAGCTGCTCTTTCAGATTGCGGTTTTCTTCTCTCAGGCGTTCGAGTTCTTTTCTTGCAAACAGCATTGTAACCTCCTTAATACATACGCGGCCTGTTCGTCTGTCAACGACAAAACGGCAGCTTTTAACTCCTCGTGAACGTTTGTTTTCTTGGCATCATTATCGCATACTTCCCGTAAATTTTCAACCATTGTCCGCTCCTATCTCCGTTCTTCCAAATTCCGACGTTTATTTTTGTGCAGCTTCTACATTGCGGTTGCTGGTTCTAAGTGGTAATATGTAATTGTTTACAAACCATATAAGGAGTGCTGCATTGATGACTAAAAATGAATATATTGTGCAGTGCCCAAGATGCGGGGCAGAGTTCCCGGAACGGGAGAAGTTCTGCCCGCACTGTGACACGCCGAACCGAAAGATGATCTGCCGCTCCTGCGGAACGCAAATCAATGCAAGCGCCCGCGTCTGTCCGGAATGCGGCGCAAGAAACAAAAAGATGATTTTGGTTCAAAAAATCGCGATTCTTTCTGTTCCGTTCGCTGCCGTTGTGCTGGCAGTTGTCCTTATCGCATCAAAGCCCGCGAAGAAACCAGCCGATCCGATCAAGAGGCAGGAGCCGGATACAATCTCCGCATCGGAGTCGGCAAAGACGGAAGACGACGCACAGACCGAGGAAACGGCAACCACACCGATAACGGCTGAAAAAACATGGGGCAATAAGATCAAGCTCACGATCCCAGCCGACTTTATCGGCGAAGATGCGACGCAGCAGGCATTGGACGAAAAGGTAAAGGAAACAGACGGGCTTCTGTCTATAGAGCTGAATCCTGACGGCTCCGCGACCTACGTTATGACGGCGGCACGGCACAAAGAGCTTATGCAGGAGCTGGTGCAGAACATTGACGCCCAGCTTGCGGACATGGCCGGTTCCTCTGACTACCCAAACGTCATTTCCGTCGAAGCGTCCAGCGATTACACGTCCTTTACTGTAACGCTTTCTACTGATGTGGTTGGGCTTCAGGACTCACTCCTTACACTGGCATTTTATATGTACGGCGGTATGTACAACGCATTCAACGGAACTCCGGTCGATAACGTGCGTGTGCAGTTTGTAGACCAGGCCGGCAATGTGCTGGAGGAAGCGAACTCGAGGGACGCACAATAAATTCAGTGCAGGATCCTCGGCTCCCGCCGCTCGTCCTGCTCCCGGCCTACGTCCGCGACGCAGGCAAACAGGAGCGGAATGCCCTTGATGTAGTCCACGCTGACGCTATGCACATCTGTCAGCTTCGCACCGTCTACTGTCACGTCCACTTTCCCGTTGTTTACCCGGATGTTGATGCACTCCATATTTTTTCCTCCTGTCATTTATTATAGAACGATTGTTCTAAAAATCAACATGGTATTATGAACAAACAGACCGCGTTATTTTTGGGAATCAGGAATCCGATGGTGTACAGTTTATGGGACTGATGATTTGATATAATATTCGGTTTGACCGGCCCCATCGTATCTGGAACATACGGTGGGGCCATTTCAGCAGATGCCGGATTCAGGAACTATCTGCTACGTTTTCATTGTACCAGATAATGTTTGTAAGAAAAGGGCGAATCCTGCGTTCTTGTCACATGTTTTGCATTTTTATATGGAAAATGTAAGAAATAAAACTGAAACTTACGAATGGAGGCGTAATCATGTCCGCAATACAGGATCTCGCTCCGTTTATCGGCGCGTATCAGGGGAAGATCAGAAGGGCAAAAGATGCAAGCGGGATGACGTTGGAGGAGCTATCGAACGAGTCCGGCGTTTCCTTCTCTGCCGTGAGCCGATTATACGCTGGAACACAAGCGGATCCACGGCTTTACAACTCGGCTGCGCTATGCAAAACGCTCGGGTTGTCGCTCGACGAGCTGTTCGGCCTTGAAAATCCCGTCGGAAGCCCGGAAAGGCTGACCAAGCAGATCCATCATGTCGAGCTTGAAAACGCCAAGCTGGAGGCAACAGCGGCCGCACAGAGCGCACAGATAAAGTCTACACATACAATGTGTTACGTCCTCGCCCTGTTTTGTATGCTGCTCTCCTTTTCTCTGATTGCCTGCCTTGTGATGGATGCGAAGAGTCGGAGCGCAGGCCTCATTCGCGGTGGAGATTTGTCCGTAGCTGCATGGGTTTGCATTGCCCTGATCGTAGGTTCAGCGCTGGCTTCGGCAATTACTTTCTACGCGATCCGAAAAGAACGTGGAGGGAAACATGGAGTGCATCAAGTGTAAAAAAGAAATCCCAGACGGCGCGCCCTACTGTTGCTGGTGCGGAAAAAAACAGGAAGCGCGGCGAAGCCGGACGCGCGGGAACGGGCAAGGAAGCGCTTACCAGCGAGGGAAGACGTGGACGGCGCGTTGGACAGAAAGAACTTACCTAGACGAGAACGACAAGCTTCGGCAAAAGATGCGAACAAAAGGCGGGTTTACATCAAAGCGCGCCGCCCTCCAATATGCCGCAAACCCTCCAAGGGAAGAGCAGCGAAGCCCCACTCTCAGGGAATACTACAAAACGTATCTGCGTGGGGATTATTTATCCTTGTCGGCTGACCGTCAGGGTGCCGCAGAAAAGGCTTTTTCGCGCATGAAAGAAATTGCCGACTGCGAAATTGATACGCTTACCATCGCGCAGATACAGGATGTTATCGACCACAACGCCAGCACCTATTACACGCGGAAAGATATGAAAACCGTCCTCTCCCACTGTTATAACCTCGCAATCGCAGAAAAGCAGACAACCGTAAATCTTACAAAGTACATAAAGCTTCCGGAATTGGAAGAGAAGTCGCCGGAACCGTTTACCGACGCCGACGTAAAAAAGCTATGGGAAGCGTATGCAAAAGACCACTTCATTGGGTTTATTTTAACGATGATTTATACCGGCATGATGCCCGGTGAGCTTCTGAAGCTCAAGAAAGATATGATTGACTTTGAAAAGAATGAGATCGTCCGAGGCGGCATAAAGACAAAGAAGCGGAAGGAAACGCCTATGGTCTTCCCGGATTTCGTTGCGCCGGTGCTGCATGAACTATGCGAAGAAAGCAAATCGCGCGTCGGAAATATCTGCTGCATAAACAAAGATAATTTTTACAAGAGATATTATGAGTGTTTGGAGCTTGCCGGAGTGCAAAAGCTACCACCTTACTCATGCCGCCATACAACCGCTACAGCCCTCGCGATGAAAAACATCGACCCGTTTACGATCAAGGAAATCATGCGCCACACAAAGATAACGACTACCCAACGGTATGTACACCCGGATATGAAAGGCATGGTCGATGCCGTAAATCAGTTGCAAAACGACTCGCCAGAGTGAATTCTGTATGCTACAAAATATGTTACAAATGCCAATTTCCCCAGTGTTTTCAATTGGTTTTTCTCCCCTGCTAAGGGAGTAGGCGTCTAAAAAGCGCGCGAGAGTTCAAATCTCTCCTTCCGCGCCAAAGTACCGATTTTGGCTGTTTTTAAAGCTAAAATCGGTACTTTTTATGCTTTTCACCTTATTTTCTGCGTATTTTCAAAAAGCAAAAAATCACGTTATGACACGCTCTGTAACATAAAATTATTTCCCGTATGCTACATTGTATGCTACAAATTCAGTGAAATGCGAGGGGGATCCCGTGTTTTTTGCTACATGGATTTTATTTTCCGAAGCATAGAATCATAGACTTTTCGGTTCACAAGCGATAATGTGTCCATAAGTTCATCAACGACCGCCCAAGCCTTTGCCGGGTCTTTCCCAGCTACCGCAAGTAAAAACTCACTGTCCCCGTACTCGCCCACGGTAGCCGGTTCTGCGGTCACAGGGGCGGGAGCGCCGGAGTAGTAACCCACATACCTACCGCCGTCGCCCCGTTCCTCTTCCTGCATCTGCTTGCGGATCACGTACAGATCCGCAAGCTTAGCGTAATTCTTATAGTCGGATTCCTCATATTCCAGGCGAGCAATCTCTTTCCGGATTTCGGCTGCATCCAACATATTGCGCTCTCCTTATTCCCGCTCGATCTGCTCCATGCAGCGGCGGATCGCTTCGCGGGTTTTATCGTCGTCCGCATCGCGCATCATATCGTCCAGCTGCGCGCGCATATGCTCGCGGGCGTCTGTGCGGCTGTAGCGGCCCATTGCGTCGCGGCGGCGGCCACGGTATGAACTTCCACGTCCATATGTGCCGCGCATATCCGCTTCCCATTCGCCATCGCGGGAATAGCCGCCGTCTTCAGCCATCTCGATCTTGTAGGTATTCTTGATGGAACTCGTCAGCTTCTGGATCGCGTCCAGATCGCCCGCAGACATTTCGCGTTTGTCGGCGATTTCGTCAAGCTCTTTGCAGAGCATTTCGCGGAGATTCCTCAGATCATACATATCGCTTCCTCCTTTCATGCTACGCGCTCGACGGTAAGATTGCTGTTTGCAAAATTAACCGTTTGCGTGCTGGTGTTTCGCATACCTACCGTCAGGCAGCAGCCTCTCGGCACGCTCACCTGTGCGGACACATAAACGTTGAAGTAGTTTTCTACCGCTGCCGGTGTCACAGTCGCCGTCGCGCTTGCCAGGGCTTCACCGTTGATGGCAAGTGCGGCTGTGATTGCCTCGACTGTGCCGCCGGTTGGAATTGCGATGTTGCCGCCGTAGGAGACTTTGAAACTCGCTCTGCACTGATTTGTCAGCCCGCGCAGCGTGACCAGGCCGCTGCCCTCGCGGTGCACGATGCACGGCTTGCTGTTCACTGCCGTTTCCGCCAGCGGGACGTTCTGCCCGGCGGCGACGCCGACGATGTTGGAATTCGTAAACTCAGCCAATTCCAAACACCCCACTTCCCGAATTGCCTGCTTTGCAGTAGTTCAAAATCGGCTCCATCGCCGTCTTCATCGCCTCTGCGCAGCTCGGCTGCTCCATTTCGTCCACCGTTTTCAGGATACAGGCGTATGTGTAGAGATCCGTGATGTTCATCTTGTACAGATCCACGCCCATCAGGTGATCAATGAATTTCTTCTTGAGTTCCTTATATGTTGCCATAAAATCATTCCTTTCATAAAAAATACAGCGGCGGGACGATTGCCCCGCCGCGTTGCTGTCGAGTATCGGCAATGGGGCCGACCATTTTCGTGAGGCCACGAAAAAGCTCTACGTTATGGAGTTGTTACGCCGCGCAGCCGCCGCAGCCGTAGTTATAGCCGCTGTTGCAGCAGTACGGATTCGCGACAACATAGGCCGGGCTGGGACTCGGGCGAAGCGTGGAAACAAGGTAATTGTTCTGTGCCGCCTGCGATGCTGCCAGCTGGTAGCCGAAAAGCTGCTGGTTCTGCTCTGCGATCTTCGCGTCCTTCGCCGCAAGCTCCTGCGCCGTCAGACGCTGGTCGATGCTGCGGAAGCCGCAGTTCATGGCGTCGATGATGTCGCGGGTGGTGTTCTGCACGGTGTTGCGGGTGTCGCACGCCTGCGTCGCCATGTCATAGCGCACCTGGGCGATTGCAGCGCGGTTTTCGCAGCAGCACTCCTGTGCCTGCATCGCCATGTTGTTCAGCTGCTGCATAAGCGCGGCCTGCTGGTTGCAGCGGGAAAGCTCGGCCTGAGCAAAGCCGTTTGCCATCGCCATGTTGGTGCCGTTGACAAGCTGCGCCTGCTGGTAAAATCCGTCGCAAAGTCCCTGATTTACACTGTCGATCTTGCGCTCGATGTTGGAGAAGTCAGAGGCCAGCACATAGCCGTCTACAACGCCGCCGGAATTTCTGCCGTTGTTGCCGAATCCGTTTCCATTGCCGCCCCAGCCGCAGAAAATGGCAAGGAACAGGATGATGATCCACCAGCCATTATCACCGCCGAAGCCGCCCCAGCCGCCACCTGTCATGCCGGTAGGCGCGACGGGCATTGTCATGGTCGGGGCGCCGTCATTCAAACTCATATTTTTCATTCCTTTCGTAGATTCAAAAGATTTATCTCAATCGTGGCCACGATTTTGATCGTTCAACTGTTCGGAATTCCCGAACTATTGCAGCAGTTGCCGGAATTGCCCCGCCACCTGCTGCAGTTGATTCAACTGCTGCTGCGAGATTTTCCCGCTTTGCACCAGCTTTTCGACCTCTGCTTTTGGATCCCCCTGAAAGCTGTTCTGGAATTGCCGGAACTGCTGTATCATGCTCTGGAACTGCCCCATCGGGCCGGGCAGCTGTCCGCCGCCGAGTGCATTAAACAGTGGGTTCATTGTCCGCCTCCTTCATCTTTCGCGGCCTGACGCTTGGGGCGGCCAGCTTCGCCACAAGCTCTTCAAACTCCCTGCGGGTCACATATTCTTCGCTCATGTCCTTTCGCGGCGCTGCGGGCGCTGGCGCGGCCTGCGTACGCTCTACAAGGTCGTAGATCGTCATGGTCGGCTTTCCGCTTGCATCGGCCTTTTTCACATACACGACCGGCGCGTTCATATCCCAAAGCGTAACGGCATTGTTGGGCGCGACAATAAAGTCATTCGCCGCTTGCTCGTTTGGAACCCAGATGATCGACTGATTCTGCGGCTGCTGGGGCTGCGGCTGGTAGGTCGGCATCTGCGGCGCGGGCTGATACTGCGGACGCATCTGCATCTGCGGCTCCTGCATCTGCGGCATGGGCGACTGATTGTAAATCGGCTGCTGATACACATACGGCTGTTGTCCAAACATCATGCTTCCTCCTTTGCCCAATAAAACAGTGGAATTTCACTCCCAGAATCCCACGTGTCAAAATACGTCCCATCCTCCACGCACACAACGTGGCTTGATAACGCCAGCACATACACGCCGCGCGGATGATCTGCGCAGAAATCCGCGACGGTATAGCAGTCCGGGCACGTGTTCGGGATCACGTCCCGCGTAAATCCCTGCTGCCGGAGGTAAGCGCTCCATACGCTGTTTGCGCTCGGCAGATCTCCCATGATGAGTCCTTGCAGGCACAATCCGATATACACCTCGTCCCAGCTCTTCCAGGTCGCCTTTGCGATGGCCCGGACGGTGCAGTCCCCGACTTTCAGCCCGGCGGGGTTTGGATTAAAATAAGAAAAGCCCATGCCGAACACTCCTTTGATGTGTCCAGTATGGGCCTTTTTGCGTTTTGATGTGCCTCAGTTTTGTATCAGTTGTGCATCATTTGTGCTCAGTTTGGGAGGCTTCCGGACGCAGACTTCATCCGCGCCATGATCTCCGGCAGGCGGCGCTGTACCGTGGCGCGGCCCAGAAACAGCTCTGTCGCAACGTCTACCTGGGGAAGCTTATCCACAAAATAGAGCTGCGCGATCTTCTCATTTTCCCGGCCAAGATTGGCCTGATAAATCACGGCCTCCATATCCTTGCGGGTCAGGCGGCCCAGCTCTGGCGGCAGCTTGGCCCGCGCCTGCGGTGACATACGCCCCGCCTCCTTACTTTTCCTTGTGATTCAGCACAGCGATATTGCCCTTGTTGCTCACTTCGAGATCCAGCGCAGCAGCCAGATCGCGCACCTTGACGTAGTTCGTGCCGTTCTTCAGGATGCGCTCAACGGTGACTTCCTTTCCGTCGACGATGATCTTGCTCTTTTCTACCATTTCGGTTTCCTCCTCTGCATTTTTTCCATCTTCGAGGGCCATCACGGTATGGCCCGAGCTTACCAGTACGTCGCCGCGCAGGAGATTGGCGTCCGTCGTCAGATACTTGCTGCCGATCAGCAGCTCGAAGTCTCCCGTTGCGGGCCAATCGTGCAGCATACAGTAGGTGGTGCAGCTGTTGCCCTGCCGACGGTAGAGCGCTTCTACCGACGCACAGCCTGCGGCCACGGCGCAGAGCATCATGAGCGCGGAGCAGTCTGTCTCCACGGGCTTTGCGATCTTGCTCACGTCCCATCCGACGGCTCTGGCTGCCTCATACGCCGTGTTCCTGTTGTCCATGTCGTAGCCGATGTTCCGGTTCTTAATGGCCGCCTCGCACGTCTGCGCGGCCCGCTCGGCCTTTTTGCGGCTCTTGTAGCGCAAGATGCCGAGCCAGCGGCCATTGTACCAGTTGGAAATATTCAGCTCCCGCCCGGTCTGGTTGCCGGGCTGCTGATTGCGGCCTCCGGTTTCTCCAAGACTGGCCTGCCCAATTTTGATACTCATGCCCGCTCGCTCCCGTACAACTCGTGGTGCAGCTGCAGCACGGCGGCCTCGATCAGCTGATCGATTGTAGATACGTCGAACCGGATTCCGTGTTCGGCCAGAAAATTGATCACATAGGCTTTCTTTTCCTCGCCGTCCGTTGCCGCGTAAAGCTGTTCCGCCGCTTTTACGCCGATCTCGACGTATGTTTTGATGGTTTGCAGTTTGTTGGCATCGATCTTGGTTTTGAGCCACGGGATCAGAAACGCCGAAACGAGCGCGCTGATGAGCGCGATCACTGCCGAGATGATCTGTGTGTAGTCCATAAGTAATTACTCCTTTCGCTATTCGACTGTTTCATTTTTCTTCGCAAAAACCCGCTTGAAGGCAAGCAGGCCAAGCTCTGTGATGGTTGCCCAGCCGGTAAAGCCGAGCACGTCGGACAGGTCGACCGACGCGCCGAGCTCCGGGCTGCGGATGACTGCAATTAGGACGGCGACGGTTTTCAGAGCGCAGGCCCAGACAATTACCGTCGTGATGAGCTGGAGCAGATATACAACAATGGTTCGCGCCATTTCCCCCTTGCTCCACTTGCCTTTTACCCGCATATCTGCCTCCCAATTTATTGCGCACTGCTATGTTCGCACTGCGCCTCCAGCTGGTGCAGGAATTTTTTCACGTCGCCGTTTCCGCCCAGCTTGACGTATTTCTGCCCGGCGATCAGGCGCTCTGCCATCGGCATCTCTTCTGACATGATGGTCAGCCGGAGGATCGCCAGATACTGCTCGCCCTGATGCTCCTGCATTTTCCCGAGCTTTTTGTCGATCTCTGCAAGATGCGCCTCCTGCGTTGTGGCCTTGCCGCGCTTTTTCTGAACCGCGCTGACGATGGCATTGACTACCGCCGTCAGCGCGGATGAGCCAAGCGCGGCGCAGGCGAGGGTGACGATGATGGTTTTGGTGTCCATTTTTCTGTACCTTTCTCTTTTATTTGCCGGGCTAATCGTCCGCCATTTTGATGTAGGTGGTGGTATCGCTGGAATAGCTGATCGTCGGCAGCGTCGTGCCGCCGAGGACGGCGTAGAGGGCCGGGTATGCAGTCTGATCGAAGGTTGAGCCATCGCACGCGTGCCACGGGGCAGAGAGCACGCGGACGGTTGTCAGAATATCTCCGACCTCCTTTGCCTCTGTGATCTTGCCAAATGCATCATTCACAGTTGGATTCGCAGGTTTCCCGCTCGCGGGCCATATAACGGCTTCCGCTTCGGCCGACAGTAGCGTTTCTCTGTTGAGCGGCGTCCCGGCTTCCAGCGGCTCGTCTTCCGGGCGGAGCCATGCATACCGCAGCAGATTCCCGCCCGCGTCATACGCCCCGTATCGGACAGCGCCGTTTGCAAGGTTGTTTGTTCCGATCCTGTCCCGCATTGCTTATTCCTCCAGCGCCTTGATATAGGCGTGGCTGCGGCTATCAGCTACAATCGTCGGTACCGGTTTCGCCAAGTCTCCATAATTACATATGTATATCGCTCCGGCAACTGGCGGATTCGCTGCCAAAGCAGCAGGCGATAGTGCGCCGCTGAAAATACCGGCAGTCTTGTATATTTGATCTTCTGGGTCTGAAGCGCTGCAAATATATCGAGTGCTTCCGCCGTCTAGGCGGGCCGTAAATAGCAGGAACCCAGACACAAACTCGAACCCGTATGTGAGATCTATGTAGTCTGCTGAGTTTGCGGAGATTACTTCGGCCCCACTATGCCAAGTCGTACTATTATCGATTGTGTAAGCGTACTTTAGCCCCACATCCTGATATATCGCAATTATTGTATTTGTGGCCGCGCAGATGTACTTGTGTATTGCACTCTTTTGTATGCTGCTCGGAATAACTGCGTTTGGAATTGTCCCTATTAGATATTCCGCGCTATTTCCTCCCAATTCTTCTGCCGAATAAATATTTCTGTCATCCGTCCAGCAAAAATGCCCTGTGCTTTCGTCGTAGCTTGCTGCGTCTACGTAGTAAATTCTGCTCCAGTTGAATGTGCCAGTATCTTTAAACGCATCCGCGTAAGCACCGCCATTGGCAGTTTCGTACGTGTATCTTACGCAATACACATTGCCGTAGCTTGAGACGTATAATTCCAACTTGGAGCACCTAGAGGAGCCGTTGCTCCATATCCATCCTCCTTCTGTCACGGTTTGCAAATCTTCTGAAATTGTGTAGGACACGCAGTAGTTGCCTGTTGAAGAAGTTGCGCGTACGATAGCCATGCAATAAACGTTTTTCAGTTCATGATAGCATATTGCAACACCGTCAATATATTCGTTGCTTCCAAGTTCGAGGTTGAACGGATAGTCCGCCCATGTGTCTGCATCATCCGATACATACATGTGCATTTTTGCATTCGAGCTATCGTAAGCAAAGGCGAACCATTTCTCGTTTGTGTACTTTATCCTAGACGTATCTCTATCGACACCTGTTATGCTTTTGCTTGTCCACGGGGCCGGAGACGCCGCAGGCCGTAAAATGTCGAATAGTTTTGGGTACGTAGACTTTGTGATGGCCTGCCCATTGCAGAGCAGCCATGCGTCGGTCGGCTTTGCGCGGACCGACATGAGGATATCACCCACTTTCGACGTGCCTTTCTGCAACTCGACAAGCGCGTCGTTGACGGTCGGGTCTTCCGGCCTCGTGCTTGCTTTCGGCCAGAGCTTGGCGGCAGTGGTATCGGATAGCAGATTCGCCTTGTTGAGCGGCGTGCCCTCGACGGTAGGCGCGTCCTCGCGTTTGAGGTATTCGTAGTGGTTGAGCGTGCCGTCGGCGTTATACACGCCGTAGCGGATCGCGCCGTTGGCTAAAACCTGTGTTGGCTGTCTGTCTTTCATGTCAGAAGTCCTCCTGCGGCGCACTCCGCCGCGCCGGTGTGGCGAAAAGATTTTGCAACGTTGACGATTAGCTCTTCGCAGAGTTTCAGGATGCGCTCGATGTTGTTTGCATCGGTGTAGGTCAGGCGGCCCAGCTGCGGCGCGTCCGGCGTCCCGGCAGGATACGCAAGCGCGTCCCGGATGGATTGCACCTGCTTGCGGTATGCCTCGGCCTGTGAGGCCGTTATAATGTCCGTTACGGCCCAATCTGTTTTTGCCGTCCACGCAATGCTCTTCCCGCAGATTGAGGCGAGGCGCGCCGCCAGATAGTTCAGGGCGGTTCCCACGCGGTTCAGATCAGAGGCGTTATACGCGCCTTTCATCCCCGCCATCCATTCCGCCTGCTCGTCGGCCGTCATGGCAGCAAAGCCCTTCGCGGCAAGCGCCTTGACGCGCTCCACATCCGCCTGCGTCCGGTCGGTGACGAGGGTGACGATGATGGTTTTGGTGTCCATGGTTTCTCCCTTCTGCGTTATCAGATCGGCACGAAGGCCGCATCCGTCCACTTTGCCGTCGCGCCTGCCGCGCCCATCCAGACCTTGATCTCGCCGTTGTGCGTGTAGTAGGCGTTCTGGATGAGCGCCATCCCAGCCTCCCACGCAATTGGATTGTCCGCCGTGCCGAACTTCACGGTCTGCTCGATGTACTCCTGCCGGACGAGAATGTCGTTGACGTAGATGTTGCGCCAGTCGTAGCCCAGCTTGTCCGACTGGATGGTGGTGCTGTTGATGCCGCCTGCGGCCTGCACCAGCTTGCCGTCCTTGATGGCGGCTTTGAGCTTTTCCAATTTATCTTGCGTCATAGACTGCCTCCAATTCTGCAAGCGCGGCTTCTGCCTCGGTCAGTGGGATGGCTGCACCATGCTGTTTGTAGCTTCCGACCGGCTCCGTTCCTTTCATTGTGTGTCCCTCCGTCCGGTACACTGTATCGGTCAGTGTTCTGTATTCGTTTCCTTCCTCATCCGTCCGCGTGACGGCCTTTTGTGCGCAGAATCCTTCTGCTTCGTTCTCCCCGCACGGGACATAGCATCCGTTTAGATGCAGCTTGATTGGGATAACTCTGTCTGCGTATCCGGCAAACGCCCCTTCGCTTGTGACGATATACATGCTTCCCCTCCGATCTTTTCCGCGTATATTTGTTTCAGCCGACTTGTACTTGCGGTTCTCAGCCGATTTTTCCAATACCCATTTTCCTGCCCCGGCCATTTTTCATCCGTGAAGTCTTCACCGCAGCCGTTTTTTTCATACCAGCGATAGAGGCGTTCAAGCATTTCCTGCCGCATCGCGCCCTCAGGTGTATTCTGCCTGAAATGCTCCCATCCGTTTTCACTGGAAACAGCGCATATCCGCCTGCCGTCCGCTGCAAACAGGAACCCTTCAATTTCCGATACCACAGTTCCGTATCGGAGATTAAATTCTCCATCAATGCCATTCCCGCGGAACCGTTTATACACGATATACTCCATGCGCTTTTCTCTCATACGCAAAAGCCGGGCGCGAAGCCGAGGGAATAGTACGCGATGTTGATGTCGACTGTCCCGCCGGTGGTCACATCCACGAAAACGTTGGAGGCGGTCGTAGACGGAGAACGGAGCCACCAAATAGCGGCTGCCGCCGTTCCGTTGTGCTTGTACTTGATTTTGCTGTTCCCGGCGGAATAATAGGCGTACTGCGCTTGCTTGCTCGCCTCGTTCGGGTTTGCCCTCGAAATACTCCCGAAAACCTCAAGCTCGGAGAGGAGGAAAAAGTAATCCGTCGTCGCTGTTACGTTGTTCGCCGATGGATTTCCGCCGCCGGTGTTGTCCGTGTACTTCGTCACGGATTTCAGCACGGCTCTGAGCGCTGCCGGGATGGCCGCAATGATCGTACTAGAGTAGCTTGATAGGCTTGTACCGCAAGTTCCTGTTCGCATATTTGACGATGCCCAACCGCCCAAGTTTGAGTTTCCGGTATTCATGACGAATCCGACACCGGTATTGTTGTAACTGCTGTAATAGCTGTCGCATAGCGCAACGTCCGTACCTCCGGATAGGGCGGTTTTTGCGAGTTGGAAATGGATGCGGTTTGCGCCCTCAACGCTCGCATTATGGTTGAATCCGATAATGAAAGCATACGTTGTGTAATTAGAGAGCGTCAGGGCCCTTACCGTTCCATCTAGTGTTACAGCTTTTCTGTCCCCGATGCTCCAATAGTTCGCGCCTTGTCCCGCGTCGGATATATTTTTTATTGTTTCCCAAGTATTGTTATTCAGTAACGGGTCTACAAAATTAAGCGACACCGCATAGCTGTCCGTGATAGATACGGATTTTGTGTCAGATGTTTTCCCGTCCAGCGTCGCGGATACGCTCCATGTGCCGATCTCCGGAACGATAAGCGTGCAAACTCCGGCGCTGTCAGATGTTCCAGTAATTGTTTTGGAGCCGTTCGTCGCCGTGACGGTCGCACCAGATTTCACAGTTACAATGATTTGCAGTTCTGTGCCAGTCTGAATGGCCTGAATGGCTGTCACAAATCCGTCCGGGTAGACCAGCGGGTCAGATGTGTTGCCTTTCTCCCGGATAGCTGACGCAACCTTTGTTAGGTCGGTTGTGTTTGTCAAATATTCAGCCATCAGAAGCTCCCTCCATTCGCGTTTGCGATCTCTACCGCCGCCCACGCACCGGAAACAACCCGCAGAAATTTTCCATTATCAGCGGCGGTGACAGACGGCACTTCGCGAACCTTGACAGCTCCGGTTTTCCCGTTCACGCTCGTCACGGGCGCTTCCGTTAGATAATCCGTGCCCGCCGCGGCCACCGCCCACGCCGTCGGCTTCCCTCTGGCGTCCACCGTCTTGACCTTGATCATGTCCCCGACGGCCGCACCGGAGGCGAGGATCACATCTTGCTTTCCGTTCCACGCGTCTTTGTTGCTGCGCACGTCGGCGATAGCCTCGTCGATCTGCGCGCCGGTGTACTGGCTGTTGTACGCCATGTGATCACTCCTTCATGCACAGAAAATCCTCGCCGTCTGCCGTTTTCAGCGGCTGCGGCTGACCAAGCGGGATAAATCCGTAATTGTCGTTCCAGCTGCCGTCCGCGCTCTGCGCGAACAACGAAATGCGGTATTCTCCGTCTCCGGACATCAGAAAATCGTCGTAGACCTCAAAGGTGCGCTTCGTACCCGCCGGGGTCTGTGAGAAGGACGCGATCAAAGCGCCCTTCCCGCGGCCCCAATCCTCGCCGGACTTCGTCGCGCGGCACTCAAAAGCCGTATAGGCGATGTCCGACGAGAATGTGACGGTGATCGAGTCGAATCCCGAGACTGCCGATATCTTGTTTCCGGTGATGGAGAAGGTCAACTCCGGCGCGGCCATTAGGCTGCGCTCCACGTCCCGGCGGCGTTCTTGACGAAGACCTTCACGATCTTCACGCCGTCGCCGGAAGACGCCGATTCGAGGTCTACGCCCTTGACGGTGACGTTGATAGCGGTGTTCTTCTTGTAGCCGCCTGCCGTGCCGCTGACGTTCGTGGAGCCGCCCGTCGCCGGGATCTGCGTGCCCGCCGTGTGCAGGCTGCTCGTCGCCGGGACGACGCGGACGGTGTATTCCTCAAAGTCCACATCGCAGACGAATGAGAACGCCGCTGCGTCGTAGCCCGTGACCTTGGAAATGCGGCTCTTGTCGGGGCCGGTGATGGTCACGGCGGGGATCGAGGTGTTGAGCGTGATGGAGTCGCTGGCCGCAGCCGATTCGTTGCCGACGTCGTCGCGCACCTTTACATAGATCGTCTTCAGGCCGTCGCCGTCCGGGAGCGTAATGGATTTTGTGGCCGCGTATGTCTCCCACGACGCAGCCGCCTCCGTTTTCGCCGCCTTTGTGCCCCAGATCTTCATCTGGTATCCGGTCGTCGCCGCGTCTGTGACGGAGATCTTCGCGGTGACGGTCGCGCTGGTCGCGTACTGTGCGCCGTCGTTCAGTGTGATCGATAGACCGGCAGGGGCCAGCGTATCCAGCGTTAAATTAAAAAAGCTCGCCATTCTGTTTTATCCCCTTTCTTCGCTTTTGAGTTCGATGTACAAAAAGCCGCCAGGCCTTTCGTAGATGGTTTCTGTGCCCAAGCGGGCGGATTTGATGCCCATGGAGCCGATGAACAGCTCCAGAATGCGTTTGATTCCAACTGCCAGCATGTCAGCCCTCCACCAGATACAGCGTCCGCGCGTCCTTTTCGTCCAGCGCGTCATAGTCCGATTTTGTCAGCACGCGGATCTCATCGATCTGCGCCGATGCAATGCCTCCGCCGCCGGAGCCGCCGCCAGCACGCACGGAAACGTTAAAGGAAACGTCGATCGGGTCGCGGTTCTTGAGTTCAAATTCAATGCCGCCCATCACAACACCGCCTTTGAAAGCGCGTGCGCAACGTCGATCTGCTTGATCTCCGAGCCAATCACGTCACCGCTCTTGAATTTCACGCGCACCTGCATCTGACAGAGCTTCGGGAGTCGAAAGGTCTCCTGCTGGGTGAGGGGAAACAGAAACTTTCCGTCCTCGTATCCGATCTCTCCCGGATAGCTCTTTTGCAGGTAAAGCAGAGAAATTTCCACCTTTTCAACGCTTGCAACGTCCAGCGGCTGCCCTTTATTCTTGATGGTAACACTAAGGTTATACGAATCTCCCTGTACCAAATGCCGCACCTCCGTTCTATGTGCCGATAATCTTGCATTCTGCCGCCGCGATTCCGCTGAGGCGAATGTCCATACTGGTGATCGTTCCGGTGATCTTCGTGCCCCACGGCGTTGTGGTCTGCACGTAATCGCCGGGGGCCTCTTTGTCCATGACGATGCGGACGCTGTGTGTCTGGCGGCGCATATAGTAATCATAAATGTGCTGCGCAATGGCGGCTACGTTTTCGCTGTTTACCAACGTCGCATCGCGCACCTCAATGACGTTCGGCTTGGTCTGCGTGGTGGCGTTCGGATTGGTCTTGGACGTGACCGACGTCGTGTGATAGTAGGTCGTACCGCCGACCTCCACGCTCTCTCCGCTTCCGGACGTCGAATAGCTGTGTGCCGTCACGCGGATCTCCGTGACCACTGCCGCCGTTTCTACGCTGCCGCCGGTGTATGTCCGCTCAAGCGGAATATCGGCGGGCGAAGACGCTGTGAGCCTCCTGACGCGCACGCCGCGCGACGCGCTTGTATCGATGGTCGCGCGCAGGGCAAAGACGATCTGCTGAAGCGCCTCGCGCTTGGTACAGTCTGGGATATAGCCAGTTACTGTCTCGTTCTCCAGCGCCGCGTCGAAATCCAGCGTGAAGTGGCTGCCAAGGATCGAGCTTATCAGCTCTTTCGCGTTTTTCTCGTTGTAGATCGAGGCAGAAAACGGTTCGTCGTCCAGAATTCCGAGCGCATCCTGACAAGAAATATCATAGAGCCGGTCGCTCGACCGGGACGAGCTCTTGATGTAAAACACGCCAATCAGCTTTGCGCCGTCGTATGCGCTGACGGGCTGCTTCTCTTGGAAGATGAAATCGATATCGTCCGAATTGTCGAGCGTGAAATCCAGCGTGTTAATCTCTACGTCGTCGGAAATCACGCTAACGCCCTCGGTGACGGTGACGCTGCGCAGGTCTTCCCGCTCAAACTCCCGGACGATGCCGAAGAAGATCTGTCTGAGTTTCGCGTACCGGTACGGCAGGCTCGTCTTTTTCAGCTCGATCACGAGCTTGTTGTATCCAGTGACGGGCTTTGCGCAGAAATACTTCTGGCCGTCCGGCGTGAAGTCCTGCGACGCGACGGTTGTCTCTCCGTTGTACCACGTCATGGTCAGGGCGCTGCAATAGTCGCCGGTGCCACCGTCAAAATAGAGGTAAATGCCGGAGCTTGCGAACGTGCCGTCCAGCGTGATGGTCAGCGTCGGGTTTGCGTCGAAGGTGCAGTCTGCTTTGCTCGGCTTGGCAGACCAGAAAGCCGCCCGCTCGGTCGTGAGGATTGGGCGGGAGCCGTCCAGCATCCACTGGTTCAGCTCGTTTGTTGCGACGATCACCGACTCTGTGCCATACGGCAGTTCCGGAAGGTCGGAGAAGGGCTGCGCAGCGGTGCTTGCAACGCTTGCCGCCGCTGCTGCGCCTACCGCTACGTCCTCATAGATCACGCGTACACTCATACCGGCGTCCTCTTGGGCTTCATGGCGACAAAATTGATCGTCAGATTGCCCCAATCATTGCGCCCGTCGTAGCTCCCGGCGAGCTCATCGTCGCCGTTTGCTACATAGGCGTCAAAGGTCATAGTCCCCTGCGCATATGGGACGGTCAGCACGTGGCTGTCGACCGGGGCAGAAATGCTCTCATAAAAATCATCGTATTCCTCCGGGTCTGACGATACAGGATCAATTTCAAGGCTGTAGTTGTAATACGTGCCGATAATATCACGGGTCATCGCGCCGGTCATAACGCGCCCGGCATTGTCGCCGTCTAGGACGGAGAACGACCGCTTGCAGCTTACGACGTGCAGATTGTAATACGCCTTGCCATCAAGGCTCAGTGCGCTTCTCATGTCTTCACCCCCGCCAGCTTCACGCCGACGCGCTGCGTCTCTTCGTTGTTCAGCTGATAGATCGTGCGGCCA